GCTCTGGAGAATCGTTAGCTGAGTTTACCGATGATGGGGATGTAGACCTATTTCATAACGGTACTTTAAAAATGTCAACAACCGCGACAGGAATTTCAGTTGCGGGTTCTGTTGTAGATAACCTCACGCGAGGCTCTATAAAGGTTGGCAACAGTTCTGGCGTTTTTGCTGAGTTAGCCAAAGGCTCTGCGGGAACAGTCTTAACTTCTGATGGCACAGATTTGTCATTTGCTGCGGCAGCGGCCTCTGCTGGTGTTATATCTAAAACAGCGACAGGAGCAATAGCCATACGGAGGGCAGTTCAAATACGGAATGATGGAAACGCTGAACAGGTACAACTATCCGCTACTGGTGATCTCCCTGTTGTAGAAAACGAGGAAGTTACATATACGACTACAGGCACGGGGTACTCTTACTATGGTATAGCTGTAAATGCAGCCTACACAGAATTTGTCCACGCTTATCAGGGTGGATCAGGTAAGATAGTTGCATGTACCCTAAATGCAAATGGGACTGTGACAACTTCTTCTGAAAGTAGTTGGGCGGCTGATCCAGCTACTAACTCAAATTATCAATATGGGGGGGTTTCCACTGCATCTCGCGCCTATGTATTTGGTATATATGGAAACAATGGGCAGGCATATGTTCGTGGGGCTTACACAACTGGAAATGCGGGTAGCGTATCTGTAGTTTCTGCAAATACAATAGCTATAAACGGTGGTTCTTCTTCGGGGCAGTGGGAAATAGGAACTACTGAAGAAGGTTACTTTTTTGTTGTTAAGTACCAAAGTTCTAATGTCTATATAAAATTTGGAAGTCAAAATCCTTCTAATGGCCAAATTGCTTTGGCTAGTGGTTGGACTCAGATAGCTGGCACTTACGGTGAAACTAACAGAGGCGTTGGTGTGGACCAAGTTACTAAGAAAGTAGTTGTCATCTCAACCTCTAATGCCAGCACTAACGCTGATATATATGTCACGACAATTCAAAGAGGCTCTGGAACAGCTTCAGGCACTAAAAGCGCTACTGTCGATGGTGGTTGGAACACTAGTACTTATGGTGGAATTAATGTCTTAGGTTTGGCTCAAGATGGCGCTACTAATAAAATGGTCTTTGCTATGCAATACGGCAAAGAGGGTCAGGGTGGCAATAATAATAATTCATATGGAAATTACGGTTGGTTTACTGTAATTGATACAAGCGGAACAAACCCTGTTTGGAACAATAAAAATTCTTCAAACGATTTATATGATTATCCCGTTGTAACTCAAACGAATAAGTTCGGTGTTAGCCGACCATATGGATTAGATAGTGATGGGGCTAGGTTTACTACGGGCGGTGATGATGCAATTATTGCTGTTAGAACTAACGGTACAGAGGCAGGAACCTCTGTAACCAAACAGTTATTTCAAACGGGCACAAGCACGTCACACATGGCCCTGTATAAACAGGACGGTTCAGGGATTAGTGTTAGTGGCGACAGCAGTTCCTCTGGAACAGTTATTAGATATGGATTTGCTAATCTAGGAGCAGTAGTCGGCATATCTAGTAACGCTGTAAGTAACGGTGGCACTGTTGAGATTGATACTGTTGGTGGTAAATCATCAGGTCATAGTAGTCTCTCGCCATCAAAACCGTATTATGCAAATCCCAGTGATGGTACTTTAGTCACTACACAGGCTACCGCAAGTCAACAATCTATTGGGTTAGCTATTAGCGCTACCGAAATATTAATTGGAGTTGAGTAATGAAGCCATATTATAATTATTTAGAAGCTATAAATGACCCGTGGCTTTTGCGTAAAGTTGCGCCTTGGAACTTATATCGACAGTCTAATGTGCCAGCCGTAGCGTTAGAAGAACAATATAGAGAATGGCGGGATATAAAATTGCAAGAAACAGATTGGCGATTTGCAACAGATCAAACTCCCTCTGATTCTTGGAAAACATATCGTCAAGCATTACGGGATTTACCTACTGCCGCTGGTTGGCCCGACAGCTTATCTTCTGATAGCTTTGTACCGATAGACCCTAACGGTGAATAATGCCAGATATGAATGAGCGCGTCTCGGCGCTAGAGCGGGATATGATCGCTGTGCAGACAGAAGTTAGAATACAATTTAAAGAGGTCTTTACTAGAATAAAGCGCCTTGAGACCGTTCTAATAGGTACATCAGGTGCCACTATCTTAATGCTACTGGCAATCTTAAACCGTATGGAGTGATGTTTGGTTCAATTGAACCTTTTTAAGTCTCTCAATCCTAGTAGTCATATTAAAGAATATATAGTATATATACCTTAAATCGTTTTTCTAGAGGTGTTCTATGGCGTTGAGTAAACTTCAGTTTAAGTCAGGTGTAGATAGAGAAGTAACATCTTACAGTAATGAGGGCGGTTGGTTTGACGTTGATAAGGTTAGATTTAGGTCTGGCTTTCCAGAGAAGATTGGAGGGTGGACTAGGTACACCCAAGAGCAATTTTTAGGTAGCTGTCGAGCAATGCATTCTTGGGTTGCTTTGGACGGAACTAGATTACTAGGCATTGGAACTAACAAAAAATACTACATAGAAAGTGGTGGAACACTTAATGACATAACGCCCATAGAAAGCACGAATACTGCTACAAACCCATTTACTGCTAGGCACACCACCCTTCATGCCACTCAAGTATCCGCAACGGACTCATCTATAAAGCTTGTCAACAATACTGCGGGTACGGCCTTTTCACCGTCAGGCACTATAAAGATAGGCTCTGAGATTATAACTTATACTGGCGTATCTGGAGACACCCTTACTGGATGCGCTAGAGGCCAGAAAGGAACTACAGCGGCGGTACATTCTGGAGGCGCAGCAGTATCAAGCTCAACTATAAAAGTTACTCACTCAGGACATTCACCATCCTTGAATGGGTTTGTGATAATATCTGGTGCGAGTTCCTTGGGTGGAAATATAGGCACAAGCATTATAAATCAAGAATATGAGGTAACCGCTATAACAAGTGGAACCACATATCAGATTGAAGCAAGGACTGTGTCAACAATTCAGTACATAACAACATCTACAGGAACAAATCCTGAGTATGTTTTTTCATCATCTCAAGACACATCAAATGGCGGGTCAGTAACATTTAATTATTTAGTTCTTGCTGGCCTTGATACAACTATACTTGGAACGGGATTTGGAGCTGGAGCTTGGAGCAGAGGCTCTTGGAACTCATCCGCTAATATAAGTGCGGTTGGAAGTTCTCTTGGCTTTTGGACTCATGATAACTTTGGTCAAAACTTATTAATAAATGCACACAACGGCAATATATACTATTGGCAGTTTGCCAACGGTTTAGGATCAAGAGCCTCAGTAATTTCTGGTTTAGGGGGTTCAGATGGATTCGCCCCTACAGTTGCAAAACAAGTAATGGTTTCAGACAAAGACAGACACACGATTGTTTTTGGATGTGATGCTCAGACGAGTATAGGTACGCAAGACCCGATGCTCATAAGGTTTAGCTCTCAAGAAAGCCTCACTACATGGGCTTCACTAAGCACAAACACCGCTGGAGACCTGAGGTTGGGTTCTGGTTCAGAAATAGTATGTGCGGTAGAAACAAAACAGCAAATCATAGTTCATACTGACACTTCTGTTTACGCAATGCAATTTCTAGGACCACCATTCACATTTGGCATAAATATGATATCAGACAACACTACTATATCTGGTCCATTCTCATCAGTTGGCGTAGAGGATTCTTTGTTCTGGATGGGAATATCAGAGTTTTACTCTTATGATGGTTCAGTTAAGGAAATACCTTGCAGCATAAAGGACTTCGTATTCAACGACTTTAATCAAGTTGAGAGGTCTAAAGTTTTTGCAGCGGCAAATACGGCTTTTTCAGAAGTCTGGTGGTTTTATCCATCAAAAAATAGTTCTGACAATGACAGATATGCTGTTTACAATTACGGTCAGAACATATGGTACTATGGAACCATGTCTAGAACCGCTTGGAATGACCGTGGCATAACATCAGTTCCTATAGCAACTGGAACAGATAAGTACATATATTCACATGAATCTGGATTTGACGATGGAAGTACATCTCCAGCCACAGCAATATCTGCATATATTGAAAGCAGTCAAATGAGCATAGGCGATGGAGAAAACTTTGTATTTATAAGCAAGATAATTCCAGACCTTACGTTTAGAAACTCTACAGCTACATCACCAACTGCAAACATCACAGTTCAAGCAAGAAACTTTCCAGGTGGCGAATACCTTCAATCTAACAGCGCACCTGTATCAAAGGAGGTTTCAAGTACAGTTGAGCAATTTACAAATCAACTATACGTCAGAATAAGAGGTAGAAGCTTTGCATTTAAGATAGAATCTTCAAGCTTAGGTGAAACTTGGCGTCTTGGGTCACCTCGCGTTGAAGTAAGACCAGACGGGCGAAGATAATGTCTAGAAATTTACCTAAACCGTTTTTTGGTACGCCGCCTTTAAATTACAATGTAACTTATATGGATAACATTGTAAGGTCATTTGCCCTGTACATGGAGCAAATGCAAAATCCAGGCGAAGGTAGAAACTCCACGCAAGTATTCACATCACTTCCGACTAATGATTCTGGACTTGAGGATGGCTCTGTATTTGTAGTTGATGGGGTTCTTAGGATTCCACTTACGTTTAGCCCTCACGTTGAAGGCCTGTCCTCTACATGTCAAGTTGGGATCGTTACTGTAGTGACCTAAGTAAGATGTATTTAGGTTCAATTGAACCTAAACAAGCTTGAGGTAAGGTGAATGATAGACCCTATTACAGCATTTGCAGCAGCCAACGCCGCATTCAAGGGCGTAAAAATGCTAGTCGGTGCTGGCAGGGAAATGCAAGACGTTAGCCAGCAGCTTGGGGCTTGGTATGGAGCTGTTGCAGACATCACTAGAGCTGAGTCTCAACGCAAGAAGCCTACATGGCTTGATAAGGTATCTCACGGCACTGACAACATAGAACAAGAAGCTATGGACATTGTCATTAGAAAAAAAACTTTGCTTGAAAAAGAAAAAGAAATTAAGTTCATGTTGGATTACAGATTTGGTTTAGGCACATACGATGAGATGCTTGGTATGCGTAGGCAAATCCGTAAAGAAAGAGAAGACACAGTATACAGGGCTATGGAAGCAAAACGTCAGATACAAAACAACATAGCTATTAGCACCTTGTGCATGGCTATAATCGGCACATTAGGTGGCGGCGTTTATTTGGTTGTATTGGTTATCCAATGATAAATGCTTTAATACTATCTGTAACACTAGCGGGAGTTTCTAATCCAACTCATGTTCAGTGTCACCTATGGAAGAGGTTTACAGATGTAAATGATCAAAAGGTTTGCGTGTATAGATTTACAGCAGGTTTTGGCGGCTTGGGGTATCACTATCCAACTAAAAGCTTTTCTGAATGCCCAAAGGTATTTAGCTGTATCTATCAAAAGAAAGACAAGCGACCAAGTTTGTCTGAAATATTAGACGGCCTTAAAGGAGGTTTCTGATGAAAGTAGCAATGGAGAAAGTTTTAGCTTGGAAGATAATGCCGCGATTAATGATGTTGGTTATGACCATCATGTATATTCGCGTCATAGAGTGGTTTATGGACCTTCCTCAGGACGTTGTGAGTACACAGGCCACGGCACTAACAGCAACCGTCACAGGCGCACTTACAGGGGCGTTTGCGGTATGGGTGGGGCATGAGAAATGATTGGTCAACTTATAGGTAGCCTCACGGGCCTTGCCACATCTATTATAGACGGCAAGACTCAGATCAAACTGACTGAGGCTGAGATAAAAAAGAAACAGTTAACTGGTGAGTTGGACTGGGACTTAGAGGCCATGAAGGCCACTGAAAATTCATGGAAGGACGAATGGATTACCTTACTTTTCAGTATTCCATTAATATTGGCATTCTGTGGAGATTGGGGAAATGACATAGTTGCCCGTGGCTTTGCGGCACTTGAGGTTATGCCTCAGTGGTATCAGATTGCCTTAGGTGGGATTGTTAGTGCCAGCATAGGAATGCGTTCTGTGAGTAAGTTCTTTGGAAAAAGATAATGTGATAGACATGATTGATTTTGGTTCAATTGAACTAAACGAGATCGACAGGCAGTTTATTGCTTTAGAGAAGCAGAAGATTTTAATATCAAATCAAACAAGGCTTATCCATGAAGAGCCTAAGAAAGAAAAGGATTGAACCGTGGGATACAAGCTAGGCAAGGGAAGCCTTTCAAAGCTGCAAGGTGTAGACGAAAGGCTGGTAACTGTCGTGAAGTACGCCATAGGTGTAACCAAGCAAGACTTCAGCGTGATATGCGGCATGAGGACATTTTCAGAACAACAGGAGTTGGTCAGGAAAGGTGCATCTCAAACCATGAAATCAAAACATCTTGATGGTAACGCAGTGGACCTGATGGCTTACTGTGATGGTGGTGGTCGTTGGGAACTTAACCTGTATGACGAGATTGCCGACGCCATGAAAGAAGGCGCAGAGGCTGCAGGTGTTAAGCTACGGTGGGGTGCTGCATGGACTATTGATGATTTAGGTGCCTATGATGGTACAGCAGAACACGCTATGTGTTCGTACATAGATACACGTAGATCACAGGCTCGCAGGCCATTTATAGACGCACCACACTTTGAGATAATGTTCTAGGAGAATTATCTATGAAAAATACTTACAAAGCAGACAGTATTAATACAGCGCATACAATAGAAATTATCTGTGCAGGGTGTGGACATGATCTTGCGACTGATGAGCTGTCTGACATAACTTGCACTGCTTGTGGTGGAGAACTAACACTGCGTCAAAACATTGCAGTAACAGTTAACGCTTTGCCTAGCATGTCTAATCTTACTTCATAGGTGACTTATGCCCCTACAAAAACTTCAGTTTGCTCCCGGTATAAACCAAGAAAAAACGCGGTATTCTGCTGAAGGTGGGTGGTATGACTGCGACAAAGTTAGATTTAGACAAGGATTTCCTGAAAAAATTGGAGGTTGGTCTCGTATATCTGTTACCACGTTTGAAGGAGTGTGTAGATCACTTTGGAATTGGGTTACGCTAGGAGGTCTAAACCTTGTTGGTTTAGGTACAAATTTAAAATTTTATGTTGAATCTGGTGGTGCGTACACAGATATAACGCCGTTACGTGCAACTGTGACCTTGACTAACCCTTTTACAACGCAGACAGGAACAAATGCAAACGTAGTAACGGTTACTGATGCAAACGGTGGATACATTGATGGTGATTTTGTAACTTTTACAGGATCAGGAGACGTAGGCGGTGTTGCTGCAAGTGTTTTAAATACCGAACACCAAATTACATATACATCTGGTAATACGTACACGATAACACTTCCTCAAAATGCAAGTTCTGTTGCTACAGGTGGCGGTACGGTTACTGCAAAGTATCAGATAAATGTTGGTCCTACGGTCTCAGTTCCATTAACAGGGTGGGGTAGTGGTAGTTGGGGTGCAGGTACTTGGGGTTTTGGAGGTACTTCATCATACCCATTACGCATATGGAGCCAAGCAAATTTTGGAGAAGACTTAGTATTTGCACAACGTGGTGGCGCTGTTTATTATTGGGACGCTTCTACAGGGCTTGTAAATAATCGTGCAGTATTATTGTCTAGTTTAAATGCTGGAGGAGCCGTGCCTACAAGCACAAACAGAATATTGGTGTCGGATGTAAGTAGGTTTGTGTTTTGTTTTGGAGCAAATCCGTTTGGCGGGACTACATTTGATCCTATGTTAGTGCGGTGGTCCGATCAGGGAGATGCAACAAATTGGGTGCCTTCGGCAGTTACACAGGCAGGAGGACTTTCGTTATCTAGGGGCACTGAAATTGTTGCTGCCATACAATCACGGCAGGAAGTTCTAGTATGGACTGATGCGGCTTTGTATTCCTTGCAGTATGTAGGCGCAGATTCCGGCGTTTGGGGCGCGCAAACTGTAGGAGAAAACATATCTATTGCTTCACAAAATGCTGTAGCTTTTGCTAATGGTACTTCGTATTGGATGGGTAAAGATAAATTCTATAAATACGATGGTCGTACGCAACCGTTACGATGCGATGTAAAACGTAGCGTGTTTAATAACTTTAATTCTTTGCAGTATGAACAAGTATTTGCAGGTACGAACGAGGGGTTTCACGAAGTATGGTGGTTTTACTGTTCTGCAGAAAGCACTTCGTTAGATAAATATGTTATCTATAACTACGTAGAAGATACATGGTATCATGGAAACATGGCGCGCACTGCATGGTTAGACTCAGGATTACGGGATTTTCCTTTGGCTGCTACTTACAGTAATAATTTAGTAAATCACGAAGAAGGTATAGATGATAACGAACTAGGAGCAAGTACTCCTATTGCGGCTAGTATATCGTCTGGTGAATTTGATATTGAGGACGGCGATAGGTTTTCGTTTGTGTATCGAGTTGTACCTGACGTTACTTTTAATGGTTCTACTGCAGTTGCTCCTGCTGCTACTATGACGTTAAGCCCGTTAAATAGTTCAGGATCAGGGTACAACAATCCTGCGTCTGTAGGAGGGTCTAACACTGGCTCTGTTATTCGTACTGCTACTGTTCCTATAGAACAATTTACCGGACAAGTTAACACACGCGTACGCGGGCGACAGTTATCATTTACAGTATCGTCTAGTGCAGCAGGTGTAACGTGGCAATTAGGGTCTCCACGCATTGATGTACGTCCAGATGGTAGACGTTAATGGCTAATAATCAGTACATAGTAGGGTTTAAAGCCCCCGCACTTCCGTATCCTTCGATGGTATACAATGCTACTGAGTTAGAAGAATTTAACAAAGTATTGCGGCTTTACTTTAACCAAGTAGACAATGCACTACGAGACGTATCGGCTACATATGAAGCTGAAGCGCAAGTTTGGTTTTTTAGTTAATGGCTAACTTATATAAAACTGTAGTTGATAATGTGTCTGCAACGGGAAATCGAACGTTGTATACTACTCCTTTGGGTACTACAGCAATATTTAATTCTCTTCTTGTGTGTAACGATAACGCTGCAGGCGCTGACATGACAATTTCTATACGTGTAAGTAATGTACTACACCCAGTATTTTTTAGTAAAACGTTTAGCGCAGGAACTACTACACAACTGTTAACCGCACCGTTAGTTGTAGCATCAGGGGATGCTATAATACTTAACGCTGAAACAGCCGGTAGATTGCATGTTGTTGCCAGCATTTTAGAGGTTACATAATGGCCACTGTAGTTGATAGTAGAGAGAAGCCACTACCTGCACCTACTGTTGTGTTAACTTATATGTCTGAAGCAGATTTACCTCCTGATATAGACTTAAAAACTGCGTTAGCGATGTGGGTTAAAGAAATGACATTGCCTGACGTTGAGATGGTACAAGTAGGTAATACTGTATTTGTTGGGCATAGAGGTAAAGACAAAAACAAAAACAAGATTATGGGACGCGTATTTAATGTAGATACCGCACGTAATCTTGTAGCTAACACGGTAAAATATTTTAAAGTTTTACAGCAAAAGGGCATAACACATTACTCAGTTGCATTTGATAAAGGTACTTTAGAACAGGCAGCTAAAGCAGTTGGCAGGGCACTTAACGGTACGGGGATACAAGTAGGGTTGGGGGAAGACGAAAACGAACAGATGATATTGTTTGTACAGTTTCCTACAAACACAAAGAAAAAGGTGTAAGCTATGAGTGCTGTTATAAAAGTAGTAAGTAAAGTTGTCAAACCTGTTCTTAATGTTGCGTCAGACATAGCTAACACCATTATGGAACCCGCGTTTGAAGTTATGGATTTTGTACGGGACGAGATAGCCGCTCCTGTTTTTGATGTGGCTATAGATAATATAGATATATATGACGCCATTAATATTGGCATTACTGTTGCCTCTGGTGGTACAATCCCCCCGTGGGTTATTGGTGTATCATCAGGAGCCGCTACAATAGCTCGGGGCGGTGATTTAAGCGATGCTATTAAAGCAGGAGCTGTAGCTTATGCAGGGTCTACTGTAGGTAAAACTTTTGACACTAAAATTGCACCTAGACTTACAGACACACTTACAGCCGAAGGTTTTAACCAGACTGTTAGCAATCTAATTAGCGAAGGCGTTAAATCCTCGGCAAAAGCCTTAGTGTATGGTCAAGACCCGTTAGAAGCGTTTGCTATAGGCGGTATAAACGCGGGTGTAGGCGCTGCGTTAGGTGCTATTGATGACGCATACACTAATCTTACAGGCGAAGTTAACCTTGATATTGACGGCGTAGAAATTCCTGTGGTTGCTGGATGGGAAAATTTACAAGACGGTGTTAAAGACGCGATAGCTGCAGGAGTAACTGCAGAATTAAATGGTGGCGATATAAGTAGTGCAGTGCTTACAAACATTGTAAGTAAATATTCTGGTCTTGCCAAAACCATGAACAACTACATGACTAGTGAAGAAGGTTTAGGGTTAGACGAGGATCGTGCTCGACTGTTAACAACTGCATTAGGTAACGCAGCGGGGGCCGCTATTGACGGTAATACAGAACTTACGTTTGACGCATTTTTTAAGACTATTGAAGACTACGGATACAAAGGATTAAAAGAAGCGATAGACAAACCTGTATACGAAGGTTTGGATAAAATTACAGGGGATTATCAAAAAACTGCAGCTGCTGCTAATACGTTAAATACAGCCATTACAACGGCTCAAAACGTGGCCGACGAATATAATAGTTTACGCACTACATTACAAAACGAAGTTGATAATGCGCAGGCTCTCTATGGAACGGACTCAGAAGCATATAATGCAGCATATGCAAGATTACAGGAACGGTATGATACATACTATACTCCTACGTTTAACGCATTACAAAATGAGCATGACGATGTAATGGTTACTGTAAACGATGCTCAGATTGAGTACGACGATCAAAACCAGTATTTGATGTCTGATATAAATGATCTCGATATTGCGTTGTCTCCTATATTTAACGAAGTACAACGCGAAATAGTTTTAGCCTTAAAACCAGATGCAAATTTAGAAGTTATTGCTAACTATCTTGGTGTAGACGAAGTAGATGCTGCTAGTGCATTTTTAAGCACTAACGGATCACTTACAAATATGCCTAATACGCAGTCCGAAGCCGATGCTGCGTTAGACCAAACACGACTTCAATATGTTACAGCGGCGTTAAATGCACGAGGTATACCCATTGAATCACTAAATCCAAATCAATTAGGTAAATACCTTAATTACGCTAAAGAATTTTTAGGAAATACAAATAATATTTTAAACGCAGACATGAACGAGTTTGCGGACAGCATGATTTACTCCGCTGAATTATCTCCTGAAATAATAAAGACAGCTAAAGACGCAGGTTTTGTACCCCAAACTGTAGATGACTATGGTATGTTTCTTACTGGCGAATACATACGGGTTAGCGAAGCAGGAAACACGGGAAACGCTCCTGCATTTTTAGATACTAGAGGGCTAGCAGACGAAAATGTTGAGCAATGGTTATTTACTAATGGGTACACACAAGATGACGTAACCCATGTTGGTGATGGATATTATAACAGAGATATTACAGATTCAACTACTTATGGCTTTGAAAAACCTCCGCTTGAAGAACTGGACAATGCGGTAAGTAATTATAAAGACCCTACAAATTCACGGTTTGGTGAACAACCAGTAGAAGGTCAGCGTGTTCTTGACGAAGTAGTTTTGGGTGAGGGCGTAGGCGCACAACAGTTATTAGACGGTAGTGCCATCTTAACCAACAATGACGGAGTTCCTACGTGGGAACTACGCACAACACAAGACACAGCTACAGGCGGTGTTGATACGACTGCTGTATTAGAAGATATTACAGGGGTTGCGCCTACATTTACTACGTTTGTAAATCAATACGGCGTAGAAAACATAGATACATTTTTGTATATGCCGAATGTAATGGAGACCGGAGAAGACGGAGTTCGTCGATTTACAGAGGTTCCGGGCGGTGCAACTGGTGCTTATTCTCTTAGCGAAGATAGAACTAGAGTGCTTGACGCCGATGGAAATACGGTTGGTATAATTGAAGCTAGTCCTATGATGCTTGCTACTCTTGTAAACTTAAATCCTAATGATGGGCAAACTTTTGATGACCTTGTAGGCACACCTATAGCTAAAGCAGCTAAAACTTTTTACAGCCGTATTCGAGATGACCTTTCAACTGAAGAAAATAAAGAAACTTGGGACAATATGTCTAGTGTGTTTCTTTTAATGAGTGGCGAAATGGTTGACGCTGTTGCTGGAATGGATGTGTTAAAAGGTGATTCTCCTGATACCGAGTTAAGTAGATACGCTGATTTTATTCTTTCTTCGGCTTACGATATAAAAAGTGATGAGTGGAGAGAAAACGGCCCTATAATTGAAGAACTGCGTAGAGCCCCACTAAATGCGTGGTACGAAGCAAATCCCGGTAAAGAGTTATCTGTTATAGATAATACGTTATTACAATTGGAAGGCGTATACGGAGCTTACCAACGATTTCCAACACAAGTTTTAGCTGAAACTATAGGTAAAGAAGTATTACAAGAAATACCGTTGTTACTGACGGGGGCGGCAGTTGCCAGAATTGGTTACAAATCTACGGTTAACATTGCTGGTAAAGAATGGGCCGCAAAATTTAGTTCTAAATTAGGAATAACTACTGCAGGCGGACTTAATGTTGCCGAAGCATACGGAGCTACTGCTTCTAGTACGTACGACACAATCTATGCAACTGCGCTACGAAAAGAAGGTGTAACTGAAGAAACTGCTACAGACGCACAAAAAGATGCCGCACATAATTTAGCAGTTCCTGCGGCACAAAATGCAGCCGCCGCTGCAGCGGTAGTCACTGGTGCATTGTATGTAACAGGCATGGGTAGTTCGCTGGAAAAAACTTTTCTTGGGGCAGGCAAATCTACAATTACTACAAATGCAGTAAAACAACTTAGCAGTAGTATATTAAATGTTGCTGATATTATGGTCAAAGAAGGTATATCTGAGTCTATAGAAGAAATTATACCTCAGATGTTAACGGATAAATACCAACGTGAAATAGACCCTGACGCAGTGCGTGGATTCGACAACGTAGTTAATGCTGGCATACAAGCCTTTCTAACCGGAGGTGGTACTAGCGGTACTCTTAGTATTCCTAATGTTACTATAGATCAAGCTAAAAGTACCTTAGCTGCTAGTGATATGCTAGGAACATTAGTTGGAAACAGTGCAACTTCCACAGGAAACGTTATCGCGGATTTGCTCCCTAAAATTAACCCCGGCATAAAAAATGTATTTGCCACCACGTCTACAGCAGAAGAAGCTACTGCAGCGTTGCAAGAGCTTGGTCTTACCGATAACGTAGTTTTAAATAATGTATTAAACTCAACATACGACACCATGTATGTCAGTACAAATGAGGCTGATACTGCGTTTAGCACTGCAAATCCTGATTATAAACCTACGCAAGCTGATATAGATTCTATTGTTACTGCTAATCCTAGCGCGGATTTAGACACTGCAGTAACCGAGTTTATTAACCCTAAGTTTCTTAGTGCTGACGAAGTAAAAGCGGCGGCGTTGGAAGAAGGTATAATTCTAACTGACGAACAGGCTGAAGCCTACGTTGGACAAAAAGACGAAGCATCTGCGACTACAGACATTCGTAACGAATACGACCCGTTAGCTACTACTAAAGATGAGGCAACACAATATTTTGCGGATACAGGGTACACGGCTACACCAGAAGAACTTGCTGATTTTATTGGCACGTTAAACGAAGAAGTACAAAAAACCGCTATCGGTGACTACGTTAATCCACGTCAAGTAACAAAAGACGAAGCAAAACAGTTTCTTGAAGATGTAGGGTATAACGCAGACGAAGATGAAATTGCCCGATTTATAGGTCAAACTAACGATGATACTTTTCAAGATACGCAAAGAACAGCAATAAACGAATACACTGATCCTCGCGTTGTTACTGGAGACGAAGTACGTACTAGGTTTCAAGAATTAGGATTTGATACTCCTACCGAAACAGACATAAACAAATTTACAGGACAGTTTGACCAAACGGCAAAACTTGGTGAGGTTGAAGAGTATCTACCAACCGCGCAATATAACTCTATTGCTGAATTGCTTGGCAAACCTGCGCGCAATGTAACGCAAGAAGATGTTGATTTTGTTGCAAATAAAATTGCTTTGGACGAAGTTTTAACTGATCAACAAATAACACGGTATGATGTTAACAGTGACGGTATTGTAGACCAATTTGATAATGATTTATTGCTGCAAAGGTTAGGTGGAGATACTGACGTACAATTAGCTGACACAGCAATGTTTAACCCTGCCACAGGTATATATGCACAATTAGACACTCAAAATGATACACAAGCACAATTAGATGCCGTTATTGATTTAAATACTCAACTAAACACGCAAGTTAATACCTTGGGTAAAAAAACAAACTTTAATCAATTTCAAGATATGCTAATGGGAGCAAATGATTTAAGTGGACAACAGGTAGCTGTAAAGTCAGGTGATAAAGTAAATCTTGATTATTTGTATGACTTTGAAAGTGTTTTTGCTAACCCTCAACAGGAAGCGTTGTTTGGTAGTCCATATGGTGTTGCACCTACAGCAAACTCCCGTGGTGGTAGTTTTGCACAGGGTGGACAAATAGAGGATAAAAATGATATGTTGTTAAGAATACTTGGAGAAGTGTAATGTCTTGGTTTGACAGTATCTTAAATCAGTTAACTGATGACCCGCTTAAAACTGCGGTTTCATTGGGTGGATCGTACCTGTTAAATGAATCAGGTATTGGGCAAGCTCAAATACCCCAAACAGGATATCAAGGTAAAATTCCTGAGTTATCTATGTCTAGGCAAGTAGTACCTAATACATATGATCCTAACAGGAGAGCGGGAAGTGGGGGGCAGCGTTACTTTACTGATGCTCAGTACATACCTAAAAATGCAACGCCTAACACACCTATGTCTGCTGAAGGGCTGGCGGCGTTAAATGCTGCCAATCCTGCGCAAGAAGAAATTAAACCTACTACTCCCCCTACGCAACAAATGGCAACGGGTGGTATTGCAGAATTAAAACAAGGTAAGTACCTTGATGGCAAGACAGACGGTATGGCCGATAAAGTTCCTGCGTCTATAGATGGTATGCAAGAAGCCCGACTTAGTGACGGTGAATTTGTTATTCCTGCAGATGTTGTAAGTCACCTTGGTAATGGTAATTCTGATGCAGGCGCAAAAGTTCTTGAAAATATGATGGCTCGTGTTCGTAAAGAACGGACGGGTAATACTAAACAGGGAAAAGAAATTGACCCTAAAAAATTCTTACCTGTGTGAGGTGAATTATGGCTGAACAAGACATTACTTCTGGTGTAACTGCTGGTGACTCGGGAATGCCCGGAAGTTACACAGGTACAGAATCTTCGCTTTCAAATTGGGCAGGTGACTATGTTACCAACATGCTTGGTCAGGGTAGAGCACTTGGTGAGGAAGGTTATAACGCGTATTCAGGGCCGTTAACCGCAGGTACTTCTGACCTACAAGATCAAGCATTTGAAGGTATTGGAGGTCTTAATTTACCTACAGACCAAATGGGTACGGCTGGGTATACACCTCAAGCGTTTACAGGCGAGAATGTAAACCAGTACATGAATCCATATTTAATGCAGTCTTTGCAACCACAAATTGACGAAGCGCGCAGGCAGTCAGAGATTGATCGTATTTCTAACGCGGGGCGCATGACCCGTGCAGGGTCGTTTGGTGGATCACGACAGGCAGTGTTAGATGCTGAAAATCAATTTGGTATGCAACGCAATATTGCAGGCATTACAGGTCAAGGCTACGCAGACGCATATAGAAATGCTGTAGATCAGTTTAATGTAGAACAAGATCGTGGTATGACTGCTCAAGACCGTATAAATGAGTACGGGTTTACCGGATTAGGCGCGTTGTCTGATGCAGGCGCAACGCAACGTGGTATTGAAGCTGAAGGTATTAACGCGGATAGAGCACAATTTGAAGAAGAACGTGACTTCCCGTACAAACAAGTCCAGTACATGCAGTCTCTGTTACAAGGTCTACCTATTGAAGCGCAATCTTACAACTATGCACAACCTAGTGTGTTGTCAGAACTTGCTAGTACGTCTGGCGGTCTTAGTGCGCTGTACGATAAACTGTTTCCGAATGAGAGTAAAACTGCTCCAGAAACATCTCCTCGCCCTGTGCTGCGTCCAACATAAGGAAAAAATAAATGGCTATTGATCCTACAGGTGGACTTAATTCTTTAGTTTCTAGCGAAGCTGAGAATATGTACGGTATGCCGCAACAGGCACTAGAACAACGCGCTAAAGTTTCTGGCGCTACTATGGATGCTATTGTTGCACGTAAAGCGTTGGAAATGAAGAAACAGGCCAAGGCCGCATTAGACGCAGAAACACAACCTAGCCCTGATACTATTGTTGCGCAAAACGAAAAAGCCTTGATGGAAAGTATCCAACAGGAAACATCAGGTACGTTAGGTGATTTGGCTAAACGTACGCAAGGTACAATGGCACAGAAACAACGTGTGCAGGGTCAAAATATGCAACGCGCTGCCGCAGGTACACCACGGCCACCACAACAACCACAGCGCCGTCCTATGCCCCCACAGGCTCAAGGATTAGCTGGCGCACGTATGGCACAGGCTGCACAAGCAGGTGGCCCTAAAATGATGGCGCAAGGTGGCATTGTTGGTTACGCTGAAGGTAAAAAAGTAGGTTCCCGTGTTAAAGAACGCGTTAAAGAACTAGGTATGGATTTAGCAACTTTTAATGCGTTACCAGAAGAACAACAACGCGCTATTATGAAACAAATATCTGATCAAAGCACAGCGGCGGCAGCAGGACAATCACTTGGATATGCTCCTGCACAAATAACAGATAAACTATATCGCAATCCTATGGCAGCAATAGGTAATTTAGGCATAGCCGCAGCAGAATCACGCGTGGGACGTGCTATAGGGTTGGGAGATGCTGCAGACCCTATGACCCCATTTGAATACAACCCTAATGTTAAAAAAATAGATGCCGCAGTAGAAAAAAATCTTGCGCCCGATGGAACAGATTTTAGAGATTTATTACCCGTAGGATCAAATACAGGTACACCGTTACAAATGCCTCCTGAAGGTCCAGCTAGTTTAATGCCCCCCAATCCTGACGGGTCTACCGCTGTTCCTCCTCCTCCAGTACCTACTCCTGCACCTGAAATAGCAAGACCTGAAGATCAAGGACTTGGTGGATTAGACGCTACGCCACAAACTGCAGGTGCTGTTGAACTGCCTAATATTACTACCGAGAACAGAACAAATGTAGATGAAGCTGTGCAAGCAGGTTTTGCACAAGCCGATGCAAATTCTAATCGTGATAGTAACATTGCTAGTATGGAAGATCGTCTTGCTGCATTAGATGAATACGATGCAGAAACTTATCGAACTCCCGAAGAACAAGCTAGTAGAGAAGTTCAATCGTTCTTAGTTGGTATGGGTAATACAGGTAATTTAGGTTCAGCTATGCGTGGTGGTTTGGCTGCTATGAGCAACGAGGAACGCATATCTAGGTCTAATGGACGAAAACGTTTAATAGATAAATTTGAGAAACAGAAAGATATAGCTACTACCGACAAAGATTTTGCTCAAATGGGCATACAACTAGGTACGCAACTTGCTAGTGACGCTGCTGCAAATGAACGTAATATTCGTGACACTGCTACAAGACTGACTACGGCACAAATGACAGCTGCTACTGCAGATGCAGATCGTATTGTTCAACGTGAAAATAATATGTTAGTTGCAGCCGATAAAAAAGTGCAACGTGAAATAGATAAAGCAAAAAATCAAAGTTACGATGATCGAACTAGACTTACCGCTGCTATTAAAGTTGCAGGCGAAGTAGCTGCTACACGAGATGCTATACGTGCAACCGAGGTAGAAAATAATCAAGAATTACAAATGCTTGAAATGCAAATGATGGAAGCCAATGAGGACGAAGATACTCAACGTATGCAAGAGATACAGCGAGAAATGACTGCAATACGGCGTACCATTGACCTAACTGTAGAAGCTGCTGTTAATGCTGCAAATCTTACGGATAAAGAGTCTACAGCAAACGAAGTTATAGAAGACTTAATGGATGATGTGTCCATAACTAATACTACTACAACACCCTAATCTGCGGAAGTTTATTTTATGGCTACATATGCACTTGATCTGTCCGATGGTTCGCAAATTAGTGTAAACGCTCCTAATGGTGCTACTAACGCAGAATTATTAAAATTAGCAAAACAACAACGTCGTGAAACACGAAAAACTGCGGCTAACGAACGTAGGGATGCCCGTGCTGACGATCTTTACGGGGAAATGGAAAACGTACCTCGACAAGCAATTTCGCAAGATGATGGTTTGTTTACTGATCTAGCCAAAGGTTTTGGTTCAGGGTTTGTTGGTACAGGCGAAATGGCGGCGTTAGGTGCAGCTACGTTACTAGATGAACAAGCTGAAGTTGTTGCTCGTGATAAAATACAAGGTATTGCAGATGCAATAAAACCTAGCGGTGGCGACACTGATGATTTGTCATACAAGATTGGTCAAACATTTGGTTCTATTGCGGGGTTTGCTGTACCGATTGCTGGTGTAGCCGCAGGTATAGCTGCATTACCCGTTGCTGCTCCCGCTGCAGCCGTAGCTACAGGCGCAGGCGCGTTACTTGGTGTAGGTACAGCCGCTGGTGAAGCTAGTGAACGTGCCCGTGCCGCAGGCGCTACAGAAGAACAACGTAATACTGCTATTCGCAAAGCCGCACCTTTTGGTTTGTTAGAGGTTGCACCTCTTGGCAGATTTATGAAGTCGGTAGATGTTCCTGTAATTAACAAACTTATGGACAAACTTGGTCCTGAAGAAGTTGAAACCATAGGACAACGTATTCAAAATGCTGCTGTAACAGGTGGCGCAGAAGGCGCACAAGAAGCTACTGCTGAGATTATTCAAAACCTTGCCGAACGTGGATACAATCCAACACGAGACATTTTAGAAGGATCAGGAGAGTCTGCTGCGTTAGGTGGTGGTGCAGGTGCGGCTATTCAGTTCCTTGTTGATGCGTTTACAAACAGTCGCAAAACTGGACCTGCCACGCCAGAATCTGCACAGCTTGAGATGGACTTGCAAGGTGGTAGCGGTGCTGCTCCACGGCCCGGACTTCGCACCAATTTTGAAGGTGAACAAGGTGAGATGTTTGCGGATGAGGTTGATTTAGGTCAGGCACCTCAACGTGAAGGCGTTGCTCCAGAACCTGATCCGCGCCAAAAAGAATTTGATTTTGGTCCCGAACCAGACAGTGAACCTGATCTTGTAGATCGTATGCAACAAAAGTTGCTTACAGGGCCAGATGATCTTGGTATACAATTAGATGATGGCATTTATACTGACGTACCATACGCTACTACACGAGATCAACGAACGGCCCGTACCTCTGAAGGAATAGCTAGTTTATCCGCAGCAAATAAAAACAAAGCTGCAGTAATAGAACAAGCCAAGGCTGAATTACAAAACGACGGCATGATAACGCCTAAAACGCGTAAAGACATAGAGGCTACCCTCACACCAAAAGAGGCTGCTGACGCCTTAAAAGATGCACGGTACGAGCCTATATTATCTACACTGGGTCAAGGTCCACTAGCTTCAGCACCAAATGTACCACAGGATAACCGTGCATTTGGTGACGTTCAACGCGATCTTGTACCCCCAAAAGAAATACAAAATAAAGAAAATTTTGATGCGGCTGTAGAACGAAGTCGTGAAGGTGGGCTTGGCGCATTAACCAATAAAATTGGAGTAGAAGAACAAGCTGCACAAGCTAAAGCGCGGGACCGTCAAGGATTAGCCGCTGCAGAACGCGGTGATGTAGAAGCCTTTGAGCAACCTGACCTGTTTGCAATGGAACGCGAACAAGACGAACGTAAGTACGGCAAACCTGCACCTGCGCCTGAAGCTGTGTCTGAGATGTTAGGACCAATAGATTCAGGTAGGGCAGCTAATCCCGAGATAGATTTAGTTGATCGTATTGCTGCACTTGAAGCACAAGAGACAGGCGCAAACGTACGTAAAGCTACAGAACAAGCGCGACAAAAACAAGAAAACATAGACGTAGACACCGAGTTAGGTCTGCGTGATATGCAAGAAAGAGTAGCCCCAAGAGATCGAAGCAAAGCAGAAAAACAAAGGACAGACCCTGCGTTTGACTTTGTTAATGAAGATTTAGGGCGTAAACCTGAACGTCCTATAATTCCTGTTACCGCAACTAGAGCGCTTAGCGGACCAGATTTACGTGAAGGTTCAATTAATAAACAACCACAAAATGATGCAGAACAACTAGCGTTTGATTTTGCAGTACCCGAACCGTTGAAAGGACCACAAGATGCAAACAATCAATCAACTGACGCGGGAACAAGTGGAACTAGCGATGCAAATGCTGGACAACAGCGTGAGAGTGACGGGCAAACCGGAGCCGCTGCAAGTGCCGCTGGAGTTAAGTCACCTGACGGAAAAGGAGTGGGACGCGCTAGCCGAGGGGCTGGCAAGTCTGGTCGTGGAACAGGCAAGGGCAACGATTCATTAAAGGCAGGCGCTGCGCCTAAAGCCAAGAAAACCTACAAAGGTAGGGACATCAACACAACTTATTACCACGGCACTACTAAAGCCTTTGAGGGTGTTCCTGATCCTACTAGAGGTACAGTAGAAGATAGCGATTACGGTCCTGCAGCGTATCTTAGTAAAAATAAAAATATTGGATTTGGCGAAGGTAAAAAAGGTCGGCTTATTGAAGTCAATATAGACACTTCTAATTTTGTTGATGTGCAAAATCCTGATGCTATACCTGATACACACCGTGCTAAAGTTATAGAGTATTTACGCAAACGTACGGGTAACGCTAAATCACCTGTAAATGTTTCTGCAATTACAAAAGATAATACAGTAGAGGTGTCATACACGGGGCCCAGAGCAAGTGTTTTAGAAAAACCTGAAGACAAAACTTTTACGTTAGACTTTAGTAGTCACTCTAAGTTTTTAAAATCTTTGCTGCCTGTACTGCGTGGGCTTAGAACTTCGGGTAACAACACTAACACCCAAGATATACGCGATGCGTTAGTAGCTGCAGGGTTTGATGGTGTAATTACTGACACAGGTTCGACAAGAGGCATGAGCAACATAGCCGTCTACAACAAAGACGTTATGACCTTAAAAGGCGCGATGTTTAAAAATAATAGATCAGAAGAAGAAGACAAAGACACAAAAAATAAAAAACCCGCTGAGTTTAATCGTGATGCTGTAGGTGGAAAAACAACAGGGGCAGCAGGACAAGTAATTCCCGGCGTAGCGCGGTCTAAAACAACTGATAAAAAAATATCAGCAGATACAAAAGAACGGTTTGCGCCTAAATCTCAAGAAAAAACATCTAACCAACAGTTTGCAAATCAAAGTGCTACACCTGCAAAGAAAAATCGTGCTGAAACTGTTAACTCTAAAGAAGCTGATGTTGCACATAAGGCTAGGTTTGAAGCTCAACCTAAAGCTATTCAAGACATTGGTAAGGCTGACACTGAATCAAACGCCCCTAATGCACCTATGACTGCATCAGACAAAAATAAAATATTAAAATTGTTAAACGACAAACGTAAAACTGGCAAACTTACAAACGCGGCAAGAAAATATTTTGATTCGTTTCCTACATTTACTGGAGCAATAGATGCACTTACTTATGATGTAGGTATGCAAGTGTCACGATCTCGTAGAAACGAAGACTATACAGAAACTACAGCACAAGAACAATTTTATTTAGATGATAAATCTAAAAGTATGCCTGCTATGACAGAAAAATCTGCGCGTCTTGTTACGGATTGGATGACTAAAGATGCAGGTATGTCTTCTACGTTTGTTAAACACGTCAACCAACTTATACAAAATGAAAGTGCAGCTAGGGCAGCACAAAGACAATACCTTAAATCAGATAAGGTAGCAGAAGCAGCTGCAAATTTATCGCCCGAAGCGTTAACAATACGTGAAGCAGATTTAGCAAAAGACGCTAAAAAGCCATTACTTGCCGAGGCTACAATAGACACACCTCTACGACCCGTAGTAAAAACTATGTTACTTAAAGGAGATTTGGGTGGTGCGCTAAGTGCATTAGGACTTACTTCTCCGTCACCTTTAGTGCAGCGTTTAGCTACTAAATTAGGGAAAAATATTGGTGCTACTAAACTAACAACGGCTGCGAATTTAAAAACTCCTGATGGGGTTTCTGTCGCTGGCTATTTTGATCCTAAGACTAACACCATTACGCTAAACAAAACATCTGGTATCAACGCACACACCTTGTTGCATGAGATGATACACGCAGTCACGTCTGCTACAATAGCAAACAAGTCACATCCACTTACAAAACAACTGACTAAAATATTTGAGGGTGTGAAAGCGCAGGAATTGGCAACGGGCGAATATGCGGTCACAAACTTAGATGAGTTTGTAGCTGAAACTTTGGCTAACCCTGACTTCTCCACACAGATGAAAATAACTACGGTCAACGGACGCAACCCGTTCTATCAAATGGCTCGGTCTATTGCTAATTATGTTAGGACATTGCTCGGACGCCCTACAGTGCCGGAACAATCTACCTTTGATGCCGTTGACAACTTAGTACAAGCCCTCATGTCTCCTACACTTGAAGGACGCAACGCTAGTAAGATGTACGTAATGTCTCAAACTGTTGCAGGATCAAAAGCGATAATTAACAACCTCGCAACAAGCACGATAAAAGTTGACGATAAATACATTGACGCTGTCCGTGACGCGATAGGAGATATACCTAGAACTGCACGTAAAGTGTTCCTTAAATTTATGCCTGTAAATGTGTTGGGTAAACTAGCAAGGTCTAAGATTGCGGAAGCCCCCGAACTTAACACTATTGTAAATGGTATGAGTAACGCGTTACGTGAGGCCAACGACAAGCTACGCCCCTTGGTCGAAGACATAAGGCAGATGAAAAAAGACAAAACTCCCAAGGCGGTTAAAGATTATGCCACTCTATCTTATCTCGTACCTAACGCGTCATACTACAGGATCGACCCTCGCGAACCTAACTTTAAAAAAGCCTACAGCATTAAAAAAGACGCAGCAAAACGGTTAAGTCCTGTAGAGGCTAAAAAAATACATGACGAACTCCGTGCCCAATACTTGAGCATGGATCAAAATGGGCAGAAACTATATCGCACCATCACCAATATGTTTGAATCCCGTTTGACAGACGCACAGGCCGCAGTTGACGCCGCGATTGCAGCAAGTATTCCTGATGATGCAGGACGTAAGTCTGCCACCAAACGATTAGCCGAGTTGTTAGAAGCGGAACGTGGCGCTATCAAACCATTTGCGCCGTTAACACGCGCTGGCAACTACAGACTTGAGTATAACACAATAGACCCTAAATCAGGACTACCTGAGTATTTTATTGAATACTTTGACGGTGTATCTGCAAGAGAACGTGCAAAGAAAAACGTAACCGAGTACAATGCAAAACTTTTAGCGGGAGGTAGTCTATCTACTGCACAACGTGCGTACATAAACAAACCTATGCAAGAGGGTGTACGGGGGGCTAACTTTAATTTTGATCAAGCCCCGCAAAACTCGTTTGTGTATAAGTTATTAAAGGAACTAGACGCTGCAGGTGTACCAAAAGAAACGTATAATGGTGTTATAGAGTTGGTCCTAGATTCTATGCCCGAACGATCATTCATGCAATCGTTTCGTAAACGTGGGGATAAACGCGGGTTTGCAGGAGATGTTACACCTACAGGTATGGCACAAGAGGCGTTTGACTTGCTTGACACTGTGCAAAGCAAAGGTCGTGATTATAACCGACAAATCATACAAATGCAGTACGGTTCTAAAATACAAAAATGGAAAACTGGTGTTAATGACAAATACAAAACCGAAAATTTAGACGATACAACCGCTGATTACAAAAAGACTTTGTTTAGCATCGCTGATTTTGCGCAAAGCCCTAACGTAGCACGTTGGTCACAGAACGCCACATCGTTGGGATATGCGTGGACTATGGGCTTTAACCTATCTTCTGCAGCTACGGCCATATTCGATGTCCCTATGTCTGGCGCACCAAGATTGATGGGTAAGTATGGAGACAAAGCGGCCATCAAAGCGTTGGGTAGGGCTGCAAGCGTTCTAAAAAATAGCCCCAAAGAACGGCTTATAGAGACATATGGTAGTGAAGTTGACAGCGCGGGTAATGCCATACCCGAAAAACGTAAAATTAACGGCGGCATGGCTGGGTTCTCTGTGGTCAACTATAATTTTGACGCGATTCGTAACATGTCGGACGCTGAATTAAAAAAAGCAGGTATGACGAAGGCACAACAAAAGAAACTGTTAGACTTGGAAATGTTAGCGGAAGTTGGTAGCGAAAACGCGCAGTTTAGTCAGTCGCTAAACCAAGAACACATGGACGTAACACGGGGCAAAGATCGTCTTGAGATGTTGAACGCGTATACTAGCTGGTTTTTCCACCACTCCGAGCGTTATAGTCGTGAAGTCCTTATGACAGCTACCTACGAACTAGAATTAGACCGTTTACGTAACAATCCCAAACCTGCAGAACGTAATATGTCAGACAGTGAGAAGCAACGCGCTGCTGCACTTGAAGCCGTTAACGAGACAGAGACAACGCTGGGTGCTACTGCATCTGCAGGGCGTCCTGTTATTGCACAATCTGGCATTGGTAACGTGTTTATGTTGTTCAAGCGGTTTGCCATCAGCAAATACGCCATGATGATTGAAATGACTAATGACGCCTTTAAAGGCGCAACTACAGATGCAGAGAAACAAGATCGTGCCATAGCCCGAGGACAGTTGGGTAGGTTTATGGTATCTTCTGCTGCGTTTGCGGGTGTGGCAGGTATGCCCCTGATGGGTGCATTGGGCATGATGTACGATATGTATAGTGACGATGATGAGGACAACTTTGACGCGGTACTGGACAAAAGTCTTGGCACGACACTTAGCCGAGGATTGGTGAACGCCGCGCTAGGGGCTGATATGGCTAGTCGGATTGAAATGAACAGCCTGTTGTACCGCCCACCGTTTATTGACAAGGATCAATCGCAGCTTTGGACGTTGGCTGAACAGTTGGGTGGCCCCATTGTTGGTATAACTTTGAGTATGGAGCGAGGTATCGGGCTGTTTAACGAAGGTGAATTTGTCCGAGGCACGGAAGCGGTAATGCCAGCCGCTGTACGTAACGTGATGAAGGGTGGAAGGTACGCAACCGAAGGAGCACTAACTCGTCGTGGTGACGCTATCAGCGAGGATATAGGTTTGTTCCAGACGATAATGCAATTTGGTGGGGCGCAGCCTACGGTTATATCCGACCAACACCGCATAAACAGAAACAACCGTGGTAAAGACGATCATCTAAAAGAAACACGCACTAAGTTACTACGTAAATTAAACTTTGCGGCCTCACAAAACGATGCCCGAGGATACCTTGCGGCATATAAAGAGATTGTAAAATACAACCGCGACTTACCTACTGCAGCGCGGGGGCGTAAAGTCATACTTAAAGAGACTATTGATAGGTCACGTAAATCGTACGAGGATCGCACCAAAAAGATGTTAGGTGGCATTGAGTACACACCGTTTATGTTATCCAGTAATCGTGAGTATGGTGACGGTTTGTTTGATTAACAAAAAAACCCCCGCTGTGAGGCGGGGGAGTTGAGGGAGAACGGCAATGAAGTCTGCCACCCCTGTGTTATCACATCTTTCGCCATGTGCGAACCCCAAACATTCCAGCCTCTATTCGCACTCGCGTAATCATACGCCATGACTTTAACTCTGCAATTTTTCTTATTTGGTAGGCAGCACGTAACGTGTTTACACATGGTATAAAGACAGACGCTCCTACAACCATAGGTTCCCATGCTACAACAATCTTTATCCCGTCAGGGTTAAGGTCATAAATCGTCTGCGTCTTCTGGTACACTACTCAACCCATCCAGTTTTACAGCAATCACACGGATCGGCGGCAGGTTAAAATTAGTGCCTTTAGTCAGCCGTACCTGTATCTTCTTGGCACCCATCTGTTTTACCAGTTCCTCAACCGTAGAGTTATAGTTTATATGGCGATCATTCAGATGTTTCTTGAACGCCTTGGGCACCATATAAAACATATTAGTGTCTGTCTCCAACCTAGCTACAAACATATTACGTGGGTTCTGTTCGGGTATGACTAGCGGTACTACTCCGTCAACACCTTCACCGCGTTTATCCTGAGTGCTTTTAATCTTGAGGATGTTAGTCCAATTCTCTGTGGCAAACTCTGTAACTAATTGTTGAACGGACGCACCACTATCATCGACATATGCTTTGACTTTCTGTAGTTCCCGCACAACCCAATCAAACAATACATCTGTGTCGTATTGTATAATACCCATCTGTTTTGCCGCCAATGCCCCCAAGATTGTAGCGGAACATCCTGCAGACCAGAAACGGTTCTCGGCTTGTAGCCCTGCCCTACGATCTAGTTTGGTCTTAATCTTACGGTACAAACTCTCCAAGGCGTCTTTGTTTCTTATAACGTACTGTATAAACTCGACTGAAATATGCCCGTAGTTTTGCTTGGTGGCGTTAAACAACTCGTCCGTCTTACTCTTGTCTAAGACTGCCTTTATGTTTTTATCGACCCGTATTTCTAACACCCGTTGCATCTCAGCTTTAGGGTCATCTTTTACGCGCTGCATTTCCTCGTAGAAACTCATATTACCTGTAGACAGCGCCATAAGCTGCCAAGGCTTACCCCTAATACGTTCTATGTTTCCGCCACCTGCCATACGGTTCTTCTGCTTACCCTCGGCTAATTGGTAAGAGTAGTCAGATACATCGCCGCCCTTCATGTTTGTCATCTCGTCAGAGTTTAACGGCAGGTTACACATAACCTCGCCACGGTTCATACGCGAGTTCGGCGTATCTCGTTGCCCCAATGTCAGTCCGTGAGGGTCGCCCCATACACCTGTGTTACAATACATGGCCGTGGTCTTACCTACACCCGTACCACCGTACAGATGCACACCAAAACTGTTCAACCCTGTCAACGGCATCAAGATAGAACCAAAACCCATACACACGACAAACTGCTGTAACTCCAATCCACTGCGGTTAAAGAAGTCTAAATTCTCAAGTTGTTTGTCGCGGGAGCCTTCGGGTTTAAAAAAGTCAATCAGCCCTGCGGTCTTACCTGATGGTGGGTTATATTCCACATCCTGCCCTGAGACTAATTGATCACCTAACACAAAGGATTTCATATCTTTATCAGCCCACCCGAATTGTTGGTGTGCTTCGCTTGCGGCTGTAGTACGCTGTAACTCGTTAATCCATGCTGCCGTGTATGCCATGAGCCTATCCACGTCCTTTCCAAATGAAGTTATACCTTGCATAGCCATATGCTTACGAAATTCTTCTTTTGAAGTTATCGCAGTCAACGGGATTGTAAACTCACGAACACCGTCACGCGGTAGGTGGAGGGCAAACGCCACAACCTCACCCAACAACACGTCATGTAGTCGCCTAGTCACATAGAAATCGTAGTGGTATATACATTCCTCGTCAGGCTCCCCGTCACTGTTGTTTGTACGTATAAACACCCCGCCGTTATGCCCACGAAAATACGGTTTGGGGAATGTAGGTATAACGTGTTTAGAGGTAGCCTCTACATCCTCCTCTTCGTCATCATCCTCGTAAAAATCTACTTCCTCATGTACGGCGTAACGGTCTACTAACCCGTCTACTTCTGATTTGTCCAATGGGGGGTCGAACGTGGTGGCATTAAAACCGTGCGCCATGTCACGTATGTCTGCCTCAGACAGATGCCCCTTAGAACGTAAATGCCCTATGTAAGACAGCATAGCGGGGTTCCTACCGCCTTCACTTACTTCTACAGGTTTCTCATAGGTATCTTGATCCAACAAATCTTTGAGTATCGCGGCCCCAGCCTTAACCTTAGAAGGCACTGGTATCGGTTCGCCACCGACTAACTCCGAGAACGTATCGTAATCTACAGTTCGCGGTTCCTCCAACCCAAAAAAGGTTACAGGAGCAGGAGGGTCACTCTTGTAGTTGTGCGTACTCGGAACACGTAACACCCTAGCCAGATCAGCCGTGACGGCGGGGTCGGCGTGGAAACCACTAGCGGCACATAACTTTTTTAGTCTTAATGCCGTAGTCAACCAATCATCTTTATTAACTGGCGCGTCTAGTACCCAATATACATGTACGCCACGCCCCGAATTTATGAGCGTAGGTCTTGGCAACTTATGCTGCTTACAAAACTTTTGTAGTTCAGTTATAGCTGCAGCCTGTGAGGGAAATTTGTTGTCACCTTCACCGACATCAAGGTCAAGGAAGAACGACCTCAACGAATGAACATTATCTGCTTTGCGTGAACCTGCCTCTGCTAACGTGGCAAGACTGAAGTAGGCGTCATAGCCGTTACTGTCCAAGTCCCTCGCTGCGTCTATCACATGGTCAACGGACGTGTAGAATTTCTGTTTCCGTTTATCTGTGTCTGCATTGACTGCGAATACGCAATAGTTCCCTTCGTGACCTAATACTAGGTCTAAAAATTTCTTAGTTTTCATTGTCACCACTCAATAAAAGTAAGCCACGGCTAACTTAATAACCGTGGCGCAGGATCGTTAATCGTCCCAGTTGTCTACGATTGTGTCCAAGTCTCCGCTGTCCTTGCTACCACTGCTGCTTGATTTTTTCGCAGTCTTTTTGATAGGTTCTTCGATAACGTCATCATCATCATCGCCATCATCGGCATCAGCTAACACGTTATTACTTTTGGGAGGCGGGGCGCTCTTTGCAAACGGGTTATCGCCTGCATCTTTAAACACAAATCCCCCGTCTACCTTACCAAACGGATTACGCACTTCCAACGGAACGTACTTAATAACCTGCACGGCCTTTAACCGCAACGAGACGCCACTCTCCCAATCTTTACCGAGTTTCATGCGGTAAGGAATAAGGTTCACGGCTACATTGACCGTACTGCCTGTGGTTAGTTGGAACCCTTCAGGTAGCGGCATACCCTGACTATCTACCTCTAACGGCTTGGTAGTAGTCTCACCGTTGTACGCGCCTTTTAAGTTGGCTTTATGCGTGTATGTACCGTTATCGTCTTTGACAAACGGATTAGTAAGTTTCTCGTCCCAATCGTCTTCACGATTGTCTTCATAGGCAACTCGCATTGCCTTGAACAGTGCCTTCGCAATCGGCCCGTCCATACGAAACGCAATAGAGTACGCTGCGTTCTGATCCCGTGGGTCGCAAGGTTCACTACGTTTAATTTTAGAGTTAAACGAATAGGTGCGGTCCACTTTGGGCCATAGGGCTTCAATACCCTGAATTATATAGGCTTCTGCCATTTGTCGTTCTCCTAATATGTTACACGTCTTGATCAGCGTCGAGGTCAAATTCTAGCTGGGTTTCTTTCGTTAACGCTTCTGCAGTTAAAGCCTCAACTACGGCGGGTAGTTTAAACCGATAGGTGTTACCGATTTTAACGTAGGTATGTTTAGGGATGTGACCCTGCCGCAACCATGCGCGGATAGTAGATATAGACACAGCAAAATGCTTTGCCACACCTTCGATTGGTACGAACGGCTCTGCCATTACTTTTTCCTAACTGAGATTACGTACTCGTTATCGACATTCAAACCCTTGGGTAGAACATCGGGATTCTCCTCCAAAAACTGTTTCAAGTTTGTCTGGTTCAACCGCTTGTCAAGAAGTTCGGGCACGTCATGTTCTAGTATAAACTCGTACATACGCTCCCAATCGCTTGTCCAATATTTGGTCTTTGACGTTCTAAAAAACAGTCCTTCGGAAGTCCTAACACTTTCGACATTGTGACTTTCACAGTAGTCTAGTAGTGCGTTCTTTAAGATGGTTTGTTGTCGTGCTAACGCCCCATCTTGTTCTTTAAAGTCTGCCGACAAAGCCGCCCGTTCTGCACGTATCTTAATATATGCTTTGGTAAGTCTGTCTGCGGGTATCGTAGAAGTATCGTCCATCTGCCCTCCTTCGAGATAACGAGAGTTACTTAATACTTACTTGTGATGGGCTAGTCAAGTAGTTCTTTGTATAAATCAATCATTTTTGTGTGTACGTCTATTCTGTTATCTAACAATGAGTAAATACGCCGTTCCACAGGTGATCCTTGAAGTTGTACAACAGTACACTTATGCTTCTGACCAGACCTGTGAACCCTAGCGTTAGCTTGCAGGTACGTTTCTAATGACGAGGTTGGCCCCCACCATACGACTGTATTTGCTGCTGTTAACGTAACACCGTGTGCCGCTGACTGCGGCTGAATAACTAGGACGCGTGGGTTGTCCTGTTCTTGGAACCGTTTAAATATATCAGTCCGTCTTGCTACAGGTACATCCCCCCTAATTACTTCTGTAGCGATCCCGTCATTACGCAATTTTTCGGTCAGTATGTCAATGGCGTGTTTAAAAGGTACGAATACAAGCACCTTCTGGCTGCTCTCGTCTATTACTTCACGTAACACTTTATACCTATGAGATATATCAAACTCCAACGTGTCACCTTCATCGGTGTAGACTGCGCCACAGGATATTTGCAGTAGTTTGTTCATAAGTACGGCAGCGTTTACGCTTGTTATCTCATCCCCGTCAACGGTCATAGTCATACGTTTCTTCAACAGTTGATAATACTTTAGCTGTTGGCGTGTTAACTCCACCTTACGTTTCACGTACACCATTGGTGGTAGGTCAAGACATTCCTCTTTAGTAAAGCGTATCGCGGGTTGCAAGATTGCATGTACTAAGTCACTAGCACCATCTTTCACTACCCACCTGAACTGCGTCACCTTCATCATAACCATGTCACGAAACGACCCGAAAAACCTCGGTACGGCGGTAAAGTCTACGAGTTTCGCAAGTCCATACGCGTCTAGCGGCGACTGCGCGGCGGGTGTACCTGTCATCAACCACAACCACGTTTTATCGGTGATTAGTTTGTTTAGGGTCTTCCACCGTTTAGACTGCGCGTTCTTATAATGCGTAGCCTCGTCCACAATAATCAGATCAAATTTACCGTTTAAGATTTCATCACGTACAATGTCTACACCGTCATAGTTTATTATAACAAAGTCTGCACCTTGTCCTAGTATGGCCTTACGTTTAATGGGGGTGCCATGCGCTACGTCTACTGTTCGATGAGGGGCAAAAGTTTCTAAATCCCCGCGCCATGCACTATCCATGATAGACAACGGACATATCACTAGGGCGCGTCTAACCTTACCTTGTTGCATTAAAAAGTCGGTTGCCCAAATTGCACTGGCTGTTTTACCTGTACCCTGCTCATTAAAACAGAACGCTTTACGGTTCATAGTTAAAAACGCAGCGGTGGTTTTTTGGTGCGCGAAAGGTTTGTGTTTACCCGACCACTGGTATCGAGTTTCTATAGGCGATGGAGATTTTATACCCAAAGTTTTTAAGGTGTGCGCCTCGTCAATACCAAGGTTAACTTTTACCTCATGTTTGTTAACCTGTACGCTGTTAGGTATTGTACTGGTGACACGGCTTGGATTGCGTAGCTTTAAAAGCAACGCCTTACCATCTATTAACTTCATTGTGTTCTCCTGATTTCGGGCACCTGCCCGAATTACTTTTTCTTTTGGTAGTTACGGGCGCGGTTCTTGCTCGAACTCTCTATCCGTATGCCGTCTTTATTCTTGCCGCCTTTCACCAAAGCCTTCTTGTGGCTAACGTCTTTGCCTTCCCGCTTGTCTGCCTTACCATTGCCGTTTCGATCTGCACTTTCACGGTCTACCTTGCGGCGCGCGCGTTGACGTTCCATCCTACGTTCAAACGTAGCAGACCCAACAGGTGCGTTGATCTGCTTCTTCCGCTTGGCTTTCTTCGCTTGTTTTTTATTTTCGCTCATGCGTTCGCTCCATTGTGGACACACTCAATTACAGGGCAATGGCGTCTACATAACCCACTAGGACGTGCGTTCCACACATCGTTGTCTGCGGCTACCTTCATCTGGTTGTATTTACTTAGCCACTTGCGCCAAAGCTGTTCCCTATCATACACCGTGTAGGTATCTTTTACCAAGTCCTTAGTTACGACGAACAACAGGCCAGCCCTAATATTCTTGATCTGTGGGTAGTGCGCGAACACGGACAAAGCCATAAGTTCCAACTGTCCTTTGTCGGCATATTTTGCAGACTTACCCGTCTTGTAGTCAACGACCCATGCAAGATCACCGTCTAAGATGATAAGGTCAGCTATACCACGGAACCAAACTTCAGGGTCGTAAAACCCACAAGGTTCTAGGTTTTCGGTAACACCCAATTTTTCTTCGCATAGTTTACGTCCTTGTTTATTCTTTAAAGACGTGAGCGCGCCACGAGCGAACGTAAACTGTTTGGGTACAGGTACGTTTTTACCTACAAAGTCCTCGGCCATGTTATGAAACGTGGTGCCGTACAACGTGGCCTCAGTCTCCTTGAACGGATGCTCTTTAAGTATTTTCTCATGGTAAAACTGTTTAGGACATTGCTCAAAGGCTTTGATCCTACTAAACGACCACGGCGCAACTTTTGTCATTCACAATCCCCATAAGACTTGCCTGTGCCACTTTCACAGGTGATAGGTAGACCATCGGCCCAATCGGGTTTCTGGCTCATACAATGTTCCACGTACACCTGCGCTTCGGCAACCTCGGCGTCTGGCACAGCTACAACAATACTGTCGTGAACTGTTAGCACAACTTTGTATCTCTTAGCAATAAGTATCATCTGGTGACCTATAATGCAACGGGCAATTGCTTGGCACACGTTCTCAACCACCTTACCGCCGTATATTCTATTAAGACCTTTGCGGGTTTTATACATATACTCCGTACCGCCATCTCCATCGTACGCACTTACATCAGTGTAAAACATCGGTAGTCCAGATGGTAACATCACAGCGTTCTTAGACGCATCAACGGCGAGCACACCGTCCCTACCAAACTGTAACGTATCACCACGGGCCATGTAGTGTATCATGTTGTTTGCGTCCGTCCACAGTTGACTTATCGCGCCGTTCTCTTTCCGATAGATTTGAATAATACGCCGTGCTTCCGTGATAGGCATATCTACACCCATACCCGCCAGTTGCACTTGAAACTTAACCGCACCCATGCCGTAGCCAGCACCTAGAATTGTAGTCTTACCAACAAACCGTTGTTCGGAACTTACTTCATCTGCTGGCACGGTGTATATACTAGATGCCATATGTTTATAAACATCATCACCGTTGGCAAACGCAGCGGTAAGATCGTCTTGCCCTGCCAGCCACGCAAGTACACGCGCTTCGATTTGCGAACTATCACAGTCAATCATCGTGTAGCCTTCGGGGGCAATAATACTACGCTTTAACTTCTTACCGTTAGCCCCACGGCTAGGTAAATTTTGCAGGTTGATCTTATCGTCACCGCCCCACCGCCCTGTGTGGGCTGCGTAGTATTTTACAGGGACGGGGAGAGTGCCTCGCGCTGCTATATCTATAAACCGCTGCGTACGTGTCTCTTCAAGAGTAGACTTCGTACCGATACGCGCTGCCGCTAGAGCTTGAACACGCACGTTTTCGTGATCTAATAACGTCTTAAACCCATCATCGTCTTTAGCGAACGCAAAGGTTTCCTTGCCTGTAGTCGGGCTGATCTTCATCGGTGGGTTCACACCTAGACCTTTTAGCACTTCGGCAAACTTCGGGTTACTCATTAACTCTTTCTTGTCAATGTTCGCATCCTGCAATAGTTTACCTTTACGAGCCTTAATATCTTCAAGGTGTGAGTGCAGCAACGGGGTATCCAAACCAAGGGTAGGCTCGGTATACATACGCAACGTGAGGTCAATCAATTTTAGTTCTTCAGTGGGAAATCTATTCCCCGAAACTACGCCGCTTACCATAAGGTTAAACAGTTGATGTGTTAACTCCACGTCATTTATACAGTAGTCACCGTAGGCACGTAGTTCTTCATCAGTAAAATCTAATCGACGTTTTCCCAATGCGTTGAGGACTTCCGTTCCCTTAACGCCAATGCCATACCTTTCAGATAACGCCGCGAGACTTCCACCAGCTTCAGTCCCATGTATAGCACGGGCAATACACAGAGTATCGGCATACACGCGAGGGCGCAGATCAAAATGCCAACTAAGTATAGCGCCGTCAAACATAGTGTTATGACACAATAGCATACTCTCACCCCAATCGAAATTGTGTGCGAGGTATCTCCTAACCTGTTTTCGTGTGCCACTTGCCCACTCCGTATTACCATCATTCAGTTTGACGCCTACGCCGATCACCTCAAAACGAGGGTCACGGACGTAGGCTTCGGTGGTCACTTTACGCAGAGAAAAATCTTTGTCGTAAAATGTTTCAAAGTCTAAGGTTATTAGGTCCACTACTTGTGATCCTTCTGCGTAGCCAACTCCCCACCACATGCCATATAACCACACGCGTCAATCCAGTTGTCTGCATTGTCAGGGTTAGACTTTAACCGTGCGATCTTCAGCAGGGTCATCATCACCGCAACATCAGTAGAGCGTAAGGTGTGTTCAGTGTACTGCGTCCACAACTCCGCGATTTCTCTAAAGTTATCTTCCATGTCGCCGTGGTCTGCCGCCCGATCTTTGGTGACGTATTGTTCGGCTTGATTTAAGATACCAGTACGCGTCCACGCGTTAGGGTCTACACCTGCCCTGTTAACAGAGGTGGCAGTACCGTCCTTAGACATACGGTAAGCAAAGTCTGCTACCCAATCATCGCTGCGTGGTACGGGGTTATTGCCGCGACCACTGCTGTTACGCACTTTGTTAACAAGCGACACGGTACAACCAACATCTTTTGCTATTTCCTTGTCTGTCATTGCCCCTTTCCTCGCTAACAGGGTTGAGACCTTGCTGCTCTTATTCTTTTGTTTCTTCTCAGTCATTGTGGTTCTCCATTATATTTTTTAGGAACGCTTTAGCGTCCTCAGTTGCAGCGGCTTCACCTTCCGCTTTTTCTTCGACCATAGCATCGGCCAAAATAGTAGTTGCCGCCATCATCATATGCGGCCACTCTTTCTCTTGCTCATATATTAGTATGATATTAGCAATGAATAGCGCGGTCATTTCTGGTGACGATTGGTCTGGCAACGCTTCTGCCACGCGGTTCATTGCTGTTAGAAATTCATCCTTGTCCATAGCCTTCATCACTCCCCTTAAATTTTATCTGATACCGATTTGACTTAGCTATAGCTTCTTCCACAGATATATTTGTGATGCGTGAAGCCTCCGCCAAGCTAAACCCTTGTTCTGCTAAACGTAGCAGACGTTGTGCGGGTTTTGATCTTTCAATCTCTGCCATACGCGGTCCTCCACACCCACGTACCTTCTGTTTTATTATTCCATAGTTAGGTGATACACCGTTAAACGGCTCAAGCATCCGTCCGTTTTCGACCTTGGCTAGGTTCTTCCATTTCTCTAGTTCCGTCAACGCCCTTCCCTTCCCTGTACGCTTCTAATTCTTTTTTTAACCTGCGGTTCTCCGCACAAACTCTCGCGTATTCTTCACGGTCAATCATATTAAAATCCCATTTAGTCATAGCTTGTTATGCTCAAAGACAAACTCGTCATGCAGTTTTCTGCTGGTAAGATACCCGTCCCGTTTTAGTTCTTTTAATATTTGATGCGCGGTTTCACGTTTAAGCCTTACGCGCTTCGCAAGATCATTTACTGTCCACGCCTCGCGGGTTCTTAGAACGTCGAACACTAACGCCCGTAAATCTACTTTGCTCTTATACCCACGACCTCTAATCGCTTGGTTGGGGTCTAGGTTAAAAAGCATACGTTCGTTCTCAATCGCTGCCATTTGTTTAGGGGTCATATCTTTTTACCCCACGTACGTAGGTCACTTACATAACGTGTTAGTTCTTCCCGCGCTGTCCATAGATTACCCGAGGCGTTAGGTAACGGGTATTTTGCGTGTACTTTGTCTTGCCACATATCCACCTGTTGACGCAGGAATTTTAGTTCTGATTGCTGCGCGGGTGTTAGGTTGTCTTGTTCTTTCTCCATGATCTCTGCCCTTTGGTTTCTGATTAACTCTTGCTGCTGTTCCAGTTCAAGAAACTGCCTGTCTAAGTCGCTATGCTGTGGGAAGTCTACTATGTTATCGTCCATGTTCACCTCCAAAAATTAGGTGCCCCATGCTTTACGGAACACAGGGACTAACCGTATCGTGGTTTCTCCGACAAGATCACAAAGACGAAAGGGTTGTGTTTTCACACGGAGGTTTCTTTGCTCTTGTTGCTGCGGTTTATGCGGAACTATGCCGAAAACGCGCCCACTCACAGCTTGGGTATCTAATCACAACGCGGGTTTACCGCAGTCCATAAGTTCATCTCTTACTGTGTGCATATTATCCTCGTTAACAACTAAGTCTAAGCCCCCTGCGTCACGTATTTGTTTGAGGTTTTTGTCTTGCAATGGCGTTGGTTTGTTCTTGCCAGCCTTACATTCTATCCCAAAGAACACGCCGTGGTAACAGCCTACTACATCAGGCACACCGCTTTGACCGTAGCCGCCTGTCACAGGATAGAAATAATATGCGCCTAGTTGTTTTAGTTGTGCAACCACAACCTTTTTAACTTTTGCTTCGGGTGTCATGTTGTCCTCCGTTGATACCAGTGGTGAGACAGTGTTACCCGCCTCACCACTTTCGGGCAGGTGCCCGAAGTCAATATACCCAATAACTATTTGGTCCCATTCTGCTGCCTACGTTGTCAACCTCGCAAGTTGGTGGTGGCAACGATAGCATGGTCAACACAGACAGACGCTCTTGAACCCATTGGGGTAGTTCATCCACAGAATTGTAATAGCTATATAACTCCCCGTCAACCCTATCCATACCTAAAGTTGACACGTAAACACTTTTACTATCCTGTGATATGCGTAGATGGTAAACAATATCTTTACCTGTATTCACGTTGTAACATCTTCCACATAGAAGAAGAACGTGGTGTCATCGACCTTGAACCCAACGCCCTCGACAAACTGTTCATCCTCGCACATGGACATGACAGCAACTTTACCCTGTATATCATCGGACACGGCATCCGCGTCAAACGTACCAACAAGTAAGTTAGTTACGTTATACGAAGATTTAATGTTCTCCATACTACACACGTCTACACGCTGTTTACCAAACCTCTCATATACATACACGTACGTCATAGGTAATGTGCTACCACTGAGCCTGTCACGTTCTTTTTTGGTCTTGAACACTTCCAACAAATCTTTGTGGTAGTCTGCCTGCGGGAAAACATGGCCTGACTTAACCAGAGAATCCAACGCTGATATAGTACGCTCGGCCTTCATACCATAATATTCCAAGCCAACAGTATCTACTGCACTTCTGTACGCTCGTACTGCCTCCTGTTCTAATGCGTTAACAGGTTTAACTACTTTGGAACGTAACGCTTCCGCTACCTCTGTAGGATGATAGCTACGGAACGCACCCTTGGCAGCTTTGACAGCGATATCCATATCTTTTGCCATACGCATGTGATGCTGCTTGTTGTGGTCACTGTATTTTAGGTTCTCGATTGTGCGTGAATACACCACAAATTTATCATCCCCGTTCTTGCTGGTCTGGAAGTCTCCGCTACCGATCCAGCCTAGCGTCATGTAGTCACCTTCCATGTAGACCCATGCCGATCTCTGGTCACGGTATATTGTCTTAGCCCCACGTATAGACTGCTCCACTGCTTTACGGAACACTCCCAGAAAGGAAGTTGCGCGAGAATGGTCAAAGCTAGTGCTACCCGCGTTTTCCTGTATCTTGGCGTTGTATTGGGCCTTTGCGAACCGTAGGCTTGTGTGTTGAGTTGACATTATTTCTTACCCTTCTTGATCTTGATGAAGCCACAGACCTGATTGATCTTGGCATTGTATTGCGCTTTCACGCTGCTCTCCGTCACGTTGTCATAGCCCATATATCCGCGCCCCCCTTGTTCTGTGAGCGCGTCATAGTGTGTGCCATTTATTATCGTAAAGGCTAGTGCTACACGCAGCGGGTGTTCTTCGTCTTTGATAATCTCCCTTGATAGTTTCGGATTGTCTTTAAACACTTCTGACGATCTGAACCATTTATTGCCTATGTATCTAGACACTTCCTCATTAACTCTACGCACTTGATCGTGACTACCGTAGTCCCACAGCGGGGCCATAGTGAACGCCCACTGTCTGAACTTGTCGAGGTACGGTTTCATCTTGGTCTTGGACACCTTGTCGATACGCTGCGTAGGGGGGATAGGTTTAGCCTTACCGCCGCTATCATAACTTACATCATGGTCTTTGAAGCGGAACGTCAACGCCACTCCATCGTCACGCGAGGTTAGGTCTTTAGTCCATCGGTTCCTTGTACCTGTCGGCACTGCAAACGCTGCTAACGTGTTACTCTTAGCAAGATAGTACCGTTCCCCACGGCAGTGTATGAACTGTTTGCCTTGGTCGATACTGAACCTAATGCCACGCGGCAGACAGCGGTGTAAGAAACTATACCTGCTTGTGTGTGCGCTAGTTACACCTGTAGCGTTACGCACTGTGATTGTCTCACTGCCGTCTCTGTGTTTGCGCCATACGATAGGGGCCAGCTTAATCACCTCGGCTTCGGTTGGTTTACCTCCCCCCGAACCGTACCACGATTTGAACACGTCATCACCTGTGTAATACCCGTCCATCAGCACGTAACAGTTGTCGTTGATCTTCTTGATACGCTCATGTTTACGCGCACGATCACCGATAGGACGTATGTCCTGTTCGCGTGTGTGGCATTTCGATACCAGCGGTTTGGTACTTTCGTATAGCGTAGCCACTTTACCAAAGCTGTCTATATTCCATAAATTTACAAGTGCCATTTTTTAGTCTCCGTTGTTTGGGGGCAGCACCATGCCACCCCCTGTTATGATTTCGGGCAGGTGCCCGAATTAAAATCCTCTACCCATGAACCAGCCGCACACACCCACGGCTGCGAGTATCGCCCCAGCCACCAACACTTTAGGTATACGCACCGTGATGTGATGCGGGTACGTTGGCTCGGTTACGGTACGTCTACTACCCACAGATGCAGCCTTCTGTGTGACACGTTTTGGCTTGGGCTTTACGTACGTATTACCCGGAACAGGTTCGTCCTTACGTATTTCTTCTACCTCGGCCTCGGGTATATCCTCGTCATCCCCAAAAAATAGGTCATCTAGCTCAAAGTCTATGGATGCGTAGGTAAACGCGGCCCACTGTCCTTTACCTTTGCGAGAATGATTGCCATATGCACTAGGGCCATACAAAGCCTCCAATTTTAACCGCTCCTCGCCCTGCACTGTGTCTGGAATGAACCAGCACATACCATCCCACAACGCACCTAATTTCTTAGCCTCTTCTTTGTTGTAGTATGTAACCTGTCGTAGGTAGTGTTTTGGTTTAGCTTTGATCGCGGTTGTGGGTTCGGGAAACAATTCTTCGATTGTCGCCGTTGTTTTGGCTTTCCGCTTGTACGTCATGGTCGGTATGCCCGACACTTGCGTACGCATCTTGGATACTTTTTGTTGTATCGCTTTCGGTGAACGTCCCAACTCAACGCCAATATCTTCTGATGTTACACCCTCTTTTGCCAAACGGCACAGTGTGGACACGTCAGCACTTGACCACCGTAAATTACTTTTTTCAGTTACTACGCTTGCTTGTCTTACTTTATCCATTTTCGTTCTCCATGTTATCGGCTTGGATTTCACCTAAGCCATTACAGTTGTCGCAATCTTTCCAATAGGCGCATGGCTCATTGATACCAGCGCCCGACACTTCGAACCTCTCATATTCCACTTGACCCATACGGTCAGAATGTTTGCACTCGGGACAAGCAATGAACGGATTGAACTGTTGCTTGTACTTGTCCCACGCAGCGGTAAACTCGGCTTCCTCTGTCTTGTCCCACGGCGGGGGACTTGTGCTTATCTTCGCCGTTCTGTTTTGTACGGATGCGGTCTGCCTGTTCCGCACCCTGATCGAACCGTCTTTAGCGACATTCATTTCAGTTTCTCCCTGCTATCTTCAGGTAGCTGTTCAGCATATCCCTTAGTTGCATTGCGTGTTCTGGGCGTAGGTCAGTGATCCAGATACCCGTATGATCTTCGTTCTCAGGTACGGATCGTTGACCTATTTTTAAATCCCACAGGGATAGTTCACCGTCTGCAAACCCATCTGCCGTGATAGTCCATTCTTTGTCTTGGACTTGATCCTGTACGTTGTGCGTTATGGTGACGCCTTTAGATGGACACTTCCGATCCACAGGTTTTAGCCATTCACGCCATTGGTCTATCTCAACTATATCAGCCATTTCAGTTCTCCTTTACTCTTTGAGTTTTTGTAGAAGTTGGTTCGCTTCTTTAATGGTCACTAACGCTTGTGTTCGTGTTGAACCGTTGTCTGCGTGACCTGATACGTAGTGTTCCAACATAGCCTTGAGGTCTACGATGACGTTGTAGATATCTTCCTCTGTTTGGATCATTTCATTAACTTCATGATTGATAGTTGTCATACTAAGTCCTCCGTACTTACGTATATCGCCTTACCCACATCAGGCTTGGCACTCTTGTTATCCAAGATAACCCACAACACAGGATGATCCCACGTACCCCAGCCGCCGTACAAGTAACCATCTGTAAACACGATAGATGCTTGCGGGTGTATGTCATGCTCCTTCAGGTACTCAGGCACACAGCGCACGTCCGTACCACCACCACCGACAGGATTAGTACGCTCGGCTACGTGATCTATTTCTTCACGTACGTACTTCTCGTACCCACATACTTTGGTGTCCCAATAGCTTACGTGTAACTCGTCAGGGTGTACTGTCTTACAGATACCAACCAACTCGCTAATCATAACCTGCTGTTCACGCGCACCGATAGAACCAGACATATCGTTGTGTTCCGCGATACACTTGACCTTCTCGCTCACACCAGACGGACGGTACTCATTCGACTGCAGATAGCGTTTGTTAGGGCGTCGATACGTTGAGTAGTCAGACCCAGCACACGTTTCTTGGATGAACTCACGCAACTCGTCACGCCAATTTATCTTATGCTTCAACAGTCCTTCGATGTCACGATTGCCACCGCTACCTGTCTTACCTGCTATGATACTACCTTGACGTACCGCCTCGTCAATCTCACGTTCCAACTCACGCTGTTCTTCGGCGTCCATTTCTTCCGCGCCTTCCCAATCGTGATCGTCTAACGGCGTACCATCACCGTCACCATCTTCGGGCCGACCTTTGGGATTGTCTTTTTGTTGTTGGTACAGATGCCAGAATATCTTGGCCGTACCCCAACCACGGAAGTCATAGTTGAGACAGCCGCCTTCGATGAACTCCACCCAACCATCTTGACCATACTCGTCCATGATCTTGATGTTGATGTCGTGATCCATCGACACGTTGGCGAGGTGGCTGTCTATAGCCCACAGGTGTTTCCACGTTATCAGGTGGCGATACATCTTGTGATAGTTTTCGTGGATCACCACGAACCGTAGCTTGGCATCGTTCAACGGCTCCATGAAAGTTGCGGAATACCATTCGTCTTTGCCGTTGGTACACGCGGTTCTGACCTTGGGATTGTCGTACACCACCTCCCGCTTGCCAATCATAATGATACCAGCGAGTGCATGACACTTCGCCATCACGTCAACGACGGCTTTGGACAGCCGCTGCTCTGGGGTTAACGTCTTACCTATTGATAACATTTTTCTTACCTTTCGTTGTTGCTATCGCACGTCTCGCTGAACGATTGACGGGCTTCATATTTTCTACATCCCGCTTACGGGGTTTATTGCTTCCATGCCCTAGATTTTTAAAGGCTTTAAAATTTGTTTCTCTCATCGACTTACCTTTCTACTTTCGGGCAGCTGCCCGAATTACTTTTTGTCAGCGGAGAACATGTAGTTGTTGTCCATTGCCCACTGAGTGAATTTTTTGTTGGTCATAACGATTGACTGTTTGCCGTACTTCGGCGCACGTACGCCATTGGCAAACATGCCTTGCGCTTCGATATCCAACCGCTGCATATACGTCATCCAAGGGTCAACCCAATCGCGTTCGATGCTGGCAAGCGTACGGAACACAACCATACAAGTGGCAGACGCAGACGTTGGTACTAACGCGTTAGCAGGGTCTTTCTTGATACTCTCGGTTGTCGGCAGTTGATTGGACAGCTTCACATACGCCATCAAGTCCAAGCCAGCGCGTGTACCGATAGCACCCATCAGTGCGGTAGTTAGTGTCGTATCATCAATCAGGTGACGTGTTTTGAGTATATCGGAAGCCAGCTTACCTGAGCGAGGCGTAAACACTGCATCCTGTGTGACACGGCGCGGATGATGGATGTACGGGTTATCATCAGGGTCAGCCACTTCATCGAATGTCTGCAACACTTGCGGGTTGTCTTTGACCCAACCAAGTAAGATAGGATCACCGCCGTTGTTCAACATCCAGCCAAGGTATTCTTCCACGCTTGGCTTGCGTGTAGGAACCACGACCATAGCATTACGTTGGTGTGCAGGTAACGCGTCACCCAGACCCTCGCTGCCCATGTTAGTCGTGCCATAGATAATAGAACCCTCGGGCAATGTGATATTGCCAACCTTACGTTCCAGCATGATACGTCTTACACCCTTCTTTACAGGGTCAGGGGCTTTGAAGAACTCGTCGAAGTTAATAATCACAGGTACACCGAGGTGTGCGCCCAATTCTGCATTGGGTACAAACTCAACATAGTCGGAGATCATGTTCTCCATTTTCTTCATAAACTTAGGTGCAGACAGGTCTTGGATGTCTTTGTTGGTACAATCAAATTCGATGTACACATGGTTTGGTAGGGCTTGTTCCAGTTCAAATTTGATACCAGAGGTTTTGCCTGTACCCATGTAACCTTGGGCAATCACGGTCAGGCTATGACCCACTGCTTTGATAAGGGCTGCGGTCTGTTCGATGCTTAGACTGTAAGCTGCCATTGTATTACTCATGTTAGTTCTCCGTGTTTTCGGGCAGCTGCCCGAATGTTAAGTTATCGTATTGGATTGACTGTCACGCCGTGGGCAATGAACAGTAGGATTATAAGGGCTATGAATATACACAGCCCCCCGCGAATGTTTCCGTTGCCCATCAGAAGTCCAGACTTGGCAGGGCTGCGATAGCTGCGGTCAGTTCTTTCTGTTTGTTTTCGCGCAAGGTGGGGCTGTTCTTTACCTGCCCAAGCGTAAGACCATGAAAGGTTTGTTCAAGACGTTGGCGCATCGCTTCCATCTGGCTGTCACCTGTCACGTTACACGTACCCAGCATGTCAGTCAGTTCGAGCGCACGATCAAACACGGTATCGTATAACTTGTTACCTTTGCCTTCGTCGTTCACATCCAACTGTCGGACAAGCGTCTGCAAATTGTCATGCAGCTTTTGCCATATGTCTTTCATGGCTGCATTTATAGATGACGTGAAATGCTGCTCGTACTGTGTTTTGATTTGGGTCAGGGCTTCGGTGCCGATGTCTATACGAAAGTCACCACTCTCAGGCAACGGGACATAGCTAACACGGAACCCGAACTTGTCCTCAAGAGCAGAACGTGACGGATACTCGTCACCGTTCCACATAGCACCCAATGAGGCTTGCGCGTCCATGATCTTCCATTCGTACACGGTCAGGAAGCCGTCAACTAGCCGTGTGAACTCGTTTTGCAGGTCGGTCATAACTTCGTGGTATTTGAAGTATTGCGCTGTTGTGAGCAGGCGCGACCCGTTGTCAGACCACGGCATAGTCATAGAATAGTGTATGTTACGGGTGTTGGCTGCGAACTTTTGAACCGCTTTTAGTTCTTGGCAGTCACCTAGTAGGTTCTTAGATACAGACGCAACGCCTTTGTCGGCTTGGTTTGCATCAGTCACTTCGGCAGATGCCTTGTGATCTTTTTTACGTGCTGTCCAGACAGACGCGTTGAAGTCAACGGTCATGGCCGATGAACTAATTGATGGCGCATTTGATACCAGCGCCGAGGTGTTTAACATGTCTTGCATTGTCTTACTCCGTTTGTGTTTCGGGCAGCTGCCCGAAAAGGTTGGTTGAGGTTGATAGTCTATCGTGTCGTACCTATACAATACCATAGGTAGCGAGGTATGTCAAGTAATTTACTTTGGTGGTGTTTGTTTGGCTAAGATGGCTTTCACTATCTTAATCTTCATGGGTGGATCGAACACGCGGGGCTTTACGATTTCCACTGCGTACTGCATCTTGGACTTGTCCACCTTGGGCAGACACTTGCCTCTACCGATTAATGCCATCTCTATATCCTATCTTGTTTTCTGGTTGAGGCTGAGTAGATCAGCCTTACGGGTGACGAGGGTGTAATGACCCTTCGGGGTTGGCACTATGCACCAGCTTGCGCGTTGGCTCTTAGCCTGATAGTCGCCGCAATCTAGGCACACGTTATATCCTAGTCGGGCACGTCTCACGCTAAAAGTCTCGCCACACCCGATGCACTCGGGACGGTAACGGCTGCTGCTCATGGCCGTAGTTCCCCCCAACTCGTTACAGCCTTTAACGGTCCCGTACCTTGGTCTTGACGTTCCATTTGCGCTAATCGTCTGTCGGCAGCTGCCCGAACTTCGGGAATATCTTGACAACTTGCAAGTAGGCTGTCGAGGAGACACTGATCGTTGTTCATCATAATCATCAGGTCTGCGAGGATGCGTTTGTTGCGCTGGATGTACGCTTGCGCTTCGACACGGTTGGCGTGTTCTGTGATTACACTTTCGGAATGTGTGCGGGACTTTGGGCACCAAGCGTAACCTTGGACGGTGACTGTTGTGTGTTGCATTTGTTTCTCCGTTTGTGTTTCGGGCAGGTGCCCGAAAAGGTTGGTTGAGGTTGGTTTGGACTGTGTGATCTCTTGACTGTCCTTATAGTATAGCATGGGTAGCGAGGTATGTCAAGGAATTGCATATGGTGTTGTTTGGTGGTGGTTGGTGTAATGTACTGTAATGTACCACTGTGTAGGTCTGCAAACCATTGATTTTAAAGGAATGTACCAATGTCTGCAATGTACCACCTATATATACCTAGATTTTAAAAGTGGTTTTCCGCGCCTCCCCCCCTCTTACTCCCTCCCTTTCTTAGGTTGATATATATATATATATTTATGGTACATTAGCTACATTACTTTGTTTTCAATGACTTAACCCCGTTTTCGGGTGGTACATTCGTGGTACAAATGGTACTTTCTTTTAAAATCAATGGGTTAGATGTAGGCCACTACTCGTCTTACTGGTATCCAAACTTTCGGGCAGTTGCCAGAAATGTGTTATGACACGCTGCGCTGTGCTGTACTAGTGGTACAATGCTGTAACGTGTGATGCAGTAAGCTACTCGTATTACTGGTATCTAAACTTTCGGGCATCTGCCCGAATAAAAAAAGGCCCACCGAAGCGGGCCTAGTAGTGGTGTATTGAGTGGTGTGGTAACGTGCTAACACATGCGATGTGCTGATGCAACAAGCGATGTGCTACGCTACACCGATTACTGGTATCGAACTTTCGGGCACCTGCCCGAAAACCACACGAAAATTTGGACAAAAAAAAGGGCCAACCCAAAGGCTGGCCCGATAGTGTGATGTGATTAAAGTAAATCGTCGATTGATTTTGCTTTTGCTGGGACTTTATATTTCTTTTGAGCCGCCAACAAAACCGCGGTACAGTCTGGTGTATTGAACCAGTCTGGTAAACCATCGCCCTGCAGGATCTTAAGAGCCGTATCAAAAGCGATACCCAATTTTTCAATTGCCTCTTTCCGATTGTCCGCACCTTTATTGCCCGCGTCTGGATTATGCAATTTCTCTTGCGTTTCCAAACCCCGACGAACTGTCTTTAACAATTCAGTCTTGCGATCCTGCAAAGTTTTGCGCGCCGCTTTCGCCTCGGGTGTGGCATCTTTAGGCAGCTTGCCAGCCAGTTCTTTGCGCTCGGTAACCGTATAACATGCGAGGGCAGCGACCTTGCCGCGCTCTTCATACTGTTCTTTTGACGCGGTGCTTTCCTTGTTCTTATAGGAAAGGTAATCGCTCGGGCGAACGTCAGCTGCCCACATTGCCGTATAGATGTTTTCAAGTTTGGTGCCAAACTCATATGCTTTGCCGATGCCACCAGCCTCAATAGTTGTGAGGGATGTGACGCCCAGCTTTTCGCCAGCGGATGCAAGAGACTTAGTAAATGTTGCAAGTGTCATGATAGTAACCTTCCGAATATCGTGCCGTCCCATTATGTTCTGGCCTCCGATAGAACCTTTATGCCATGTCATAACGTGTTATGCAATAGGACTGCGCAAGAATCGACACGATCCGACACGATCCGACACTTTCGGGCAGCTGCCCGAAAACCTGAAATGACCGACCATACCCCCTACCCACCCCCCGACTTGCACATTGGGACTCCGCGCTACTCTATACATTACTAATACACTCAAATAATCCCTCTATTTTTCGTTCGGGGTAAACTCGCCCATGCTAATTCTCGGAACCCCCCACCCTTTTTTAAGACCCCTTGTTAAAAATTTTTTGTACTCTATTATTATGTTATCGGTTAACAACCTGCGGTACATTATGACTTTGAACGTCACTCCAGAACTAGGCGTGTCCTTAGAGGACGATCTTGGCAAGTTAGATTTGTCTGAGCGCACCGCTGCCCTAGCTGAAACAGTTACAAAACTAGAAGATCATGGCCTAGACATAACCCCTGACGCCGAGGATAAGGACGTTGCGGCTGCACTTGCCACGTCGTATGCCCAAGACCCAATTAAAACGTCCCAACAAGTTACCAACCCGAGAGCCGCAGCCCTAACACCACCGTCCATACGGTTAACAAACGACATACTTACCGAGTTTAATCACTCTGTGGTTGAATCTTCTAAGCAACTACGCAACTTAGTCACGAATAAGTTAATTATTGAGTCAGAAAATCCTGATCCGCGTGTTCGTATGCGCGCTTTGGAGCTTATGGGTAAGATTTCAGACGTAGGATTGTTCGCAGAGAAGTCTGAAGTAACCATAACGCACCAGACCACGGACGATATTAAGGAAAGACTGCGTGGTAAGCTGACAAAACTGGTAAATCCTGAACCTGAGACAGAAGACGCTATTATCTTAGACGCATCAGACATAGACTTTGACGATGACTGAGGGTTTAGACTTCACAGCGGAAGACATTGAGTTGATGCTGGCTAATCTAGACGCGTTTAGCCCCGAAGAAGCCTTAGAAATTGATCGTATGGTCGATGAGCTTAACACTAGAACTGCAAATGCCAGTGCGTACGATGATTTAATTGAGTTTTGTAAGTTGATGCAACCTGATTACATTGTGGGCAAGCACCATCGCATCCTAGCAGACATGCTTATGGCTATTGAGCGTGGCGAAAAGGATCGTATCTGCGTAAACATCCCTCCACGTCACGGTAAATCGCAACTTGTTTCTATATTCTACCCTGCTTGGTTCTTAGGCCGCAACCCAGATAAAAAAGTTATGATGGTGTCTCACACGACTGACCTTGCGGTAGATTTTGGTCGTAAAGTACGTAACTTAATAGCCTTAGATGACTACAGGTCTATATTTCCTACAGTAAGACTAGCGCAAGATAGTAAATCGGCAGGACGGTGGAACACAAATGTTGGAGGTGAGTATTATGCTTGCGGTATTGGTTCTGCTCTTGCTGGTCGGGGTGCTGATCTCCTGCTTGTTGATGATCCCCATTCTGAGCAGGATGTCATCAATGGAAACTTTGAAGTCTTCGATAAAGCATACGAGTGGTTCACGTTTGGAGCGCGAACACGACTAATGCCCGGAGGTCGGGTAGCTATTATCCAGACACGTTGGCATTTAGATGACCTGACAGGACGTGTTACACGGGACATGGCACAGAATGACCGCTCCGATCAGTATGACGTGATTGAATTTCCTGCTATAATCGAAGTTAAGAATAAAAAATCTAAGAAAATCACCGAAAAACCGCTGTGGCCTGAGTTTTTTGACCTTGAAGCCCTGCTGCGTACCAAGGCTTCTATGCCTACGTTCCAATGGAACTCGCAGTACCAACAACAACCTACTGCAGAAGAAGCAGCGATTGTCAAACGTGAGTGGTGGAACGAGTGGACCTTGGAAGAACCGCCCAGCTGTGAATATGTTATCATGTCGCTAGATGCCGCAGCCGAGAAACATAACCGTGCAGACTATACAGCCCTTACTACGTGGGGCGTGTTTATGAACGAAGAGACCACCGCGTACAATATTATATTGTTAAATAGCATAAAACAGCGTATGGAGTTTCCAGAACTTAAAACGCTTGCTATGGAAGAATACAATGATTGGGAACCCGACTCGTTCATTGTGGAAAAGAAAAGTTCAGGCACCGCGTTGTATCAAGAAATGCGGCGTATGGGTTTGCCAGTGTCAGAGTATACGCCACACAGAGGGTCGGGAGATAAGACAGCGCGCCTAAATGCTGTAGCTGACATAATATCGTCAGGTCTATGTTGGGTGCCGCAGACACGGTGGGCAGAAGAAGTTGTGGAAGAGGTTGCAGGATTTCCGTTTATGAGCAATGATGACCTTGTGGATTCTATGGTTATGGCCCTTATGCGCTTCAGGCAGGGAGGGTTTATACGTCTACCTTCTGACGAACCTGAAGATGTGCGATACTGGAAACAACGCCGAGGCGGGTTTTATTAGAGGTGATACATGGCTATTGAAAAAGGGCTATACGCTGCCCCACTAGGTTTAGACAGTGGTTTAGACGGCGTGGAAGAAATGGACATTCCTGATCTGGAGATTGAAGTTATTGATCCAGAAGAAATTACGCTGGCTGACGGTAGTATGGAGATTACTCTAATACCCGGAAATGATCTTAGTAGTGCTGATTTTGATTCTAACCTAGCCGAGTTTATGGACGAGGACGATATAAAAAAGTTGTCTAAAGACCTTATGGAGTCCGTAGAGTCTGACATTTCTAGTCGCAAGGATTGGACTGAAACATACGTCAAAGGTCTAGACATTATTGGGTTTAAATACGAGGAGCGTTCCCAACCGTGGGAAGGTGCCTGCGGCGTTAACTCTACAGTTTTAGCAGAAGCGGCTATCCGGTTTCAAGCTGAAACTATGTCTGAAACGTTTCCCGCTGCAGGGCCGGTAAAAACTAAAATTCTTGGTAGTGAGACTAAAGAAAAAGAAGAAGCGGCGGCTCGTGTCAAGGCTGACATGAACTATGAACTTACCGAGAACATGGTAGAGTATCGACCCGAACACGAACGTATGTTATATAGCCTTGGTCTAGCAGGATCATCGTTTAAGAAAGTCTACTACGACCCGAATCTAGGTCGGCAGGTAGCCCTATATATTTCGGCAGAAGATGTCATTGTACCGTACGGTGCGTCTACTATTGAACATGCAGAACGTGTCACGCACATAATGCGTAAGACACAAAACGAGGTTACAAAACTGCAAGTGTCAGGGTTCTACAGGGCTATAGACCTCGAGGAGCCGGAGCCGTATCACTCTGATATTGAAGAGAAAAAGGCAGAAGAAGGCGGTTATTCGTTAAATGACGATGACCGTTATACTCTGTATGAAATCCACGCTGACCTTGTGGTTGAGGGATTGGATGACGAAGACGGTATTGCTCGCCCGTATGTTGTCACCATAGAGCGTGGCAGTGACGAAGTGTTGGCGATCCGTAGAAACTACGAGGAGGATGACCCCCTCACCCTCAAACGTCAACACTTCGTACACTATGTTTATGTGCCGGGATTTGGCTTCTATGGCCTTGGATTGATTCACATTATTGGTGGGTACGCCCGTGCCGGAACTTCCTTGATACGGCAACTGGTTGACGCGGGAACACTGTCGAACCTCCCCGGCGGTTTGAAATCGCGTGGGCTTCGTATCAAGGGAGACGATTCACCAATCGAACCCGGAGAGTTTAAAGACGTTGACGTACCATCAGGTAGCATCCGTGACAACATTATGCCGCTACCGTACAAAGAACCTAGTCAAACACTTCTCGCCCTCCTGAATCAGATTACGACTGAAGGACGTAGACTAGGTGCCATTAGTGATATGGACATCTCGGATATGTCCGCTAATGCCCCTGTGGGCACCACCTTGGCCCTACTAGAACGTACGCTAAAACCTATGGCTGCGGTCCAATCTAGGGTCCACTATTCTATGAAGCAGGAGTTTAAGCTACTCAAGTCTATCATGGCTGAGTATGCCCCTGTAGAGTACGCCTACCAGCCTCACAGAGGCGAGGTTACAGCCAAGCGCGCTGACTACATGATGGTCGATGTCATCCCTGTGAGCGACCCTAACAGCTCTACAATGGCGCAACGTGTAGTGCAGTACCAAACAGTTCTGCAGATGTCAGAAAAAGCACCGCAGATTTATGATCTACCACAGCTACATCGCCAGATGATTGAAGTGTTAGGTGTTAAGAACGCTGACAAACTTGTGCCAACTAAAGATGACGCCAGACCTACAGACCCTGTAAGTGAAAATATGGCCGCACTTATAGGCAAACCGATGAAGGCATTTATTTACCAAGACCATGAAGCGCACATCGCCACGCATACATCGTTTATGCAAGACCCGATGATGGCGCAGATGATTGGGCAGAACCCGCAAGCAAAACAGATTATGGCCTCACTGCAAGCGCATGTTGCCGAACATCTAGGGTTCTCGTACCGCCAGAAAATTGAAGCTAAACTAGGTGTACCGCTACCTGCACCGAACGAAGAACTGCCAGAAGCCATCGAAATAGAACTTTCTAGAATGATTGCAGACGCAGGCAAACAGCTTACACAGGCTAATCAGAAACAGGCAGCGCAGCAAAAAGCACAACAACAGGCCAAAGACCCGATCATTCAGATGAAACAGGCTGAATTGCAGATTAAACAGGCCGAGGAACAACGCAAAGCGGCAAATGATCAAGCAGACATGCAGATACGGCAAGAACAGCTGAAGCTACAAAAGGCTAAAGAAGCTACGTCTGCCATGTTGAACGCAGAAAAAATTAAACTTGATCAGGCATCACTAGCTATCGAAGCTGAAGAAAAAGGTGTTCGATTAGAACAAGCAGGCCGTGCGGAACGTAATAAACTTGGTATTGAGACTGCACGAATGATGCAGTCCCGACAGCCAAAAGGAGATAATAGCTAAACATGGCAAAAACCGTCTTTGACGTGCTGAAAGATAAAATCGAGGATGACATATCCTCTGCACAGAGTTTCCTAACCGCAGGTTCGTCTAAGGACTATGCGCATTATAGGGAAGTTGTTGGCTTAATTCGGGGTCTCGAAGCCAGCAAATCGTATGTTGAAGACCTCTCGCGTAACTATATGGAAGATGACGATGGGAATTACTAAAACGATGCAGCTTGAAGAGATGGAACGGGAGCACGAAGCACAACGCCTCGCTGATGCTGAACTAGAACTACAGCTACCAAGACCTGCAGGATATCGTGTGTTAGTAGCACTACCACAGCCTGAAGATAAGTTTGAGGGTACAAACATCCTTAAAACTGAAAAAGCCAAGCAGCAGGACCATATTATGTCTATTATCGGCCTAGTAGTCGATATGGGGTCTGGCGCGTATGCGGATAAAGAACGTTTTCCCGATGGACCTTGGTGCAAAGAAGGTGATTTTGTCATGTTCCGCATGAACTCGGGTACTAGATTCACTATCGCGGGTATTGAGTATCGGCTTATGAACGACGATTCAATAGAGGCCGTTGTGGATGATCCCACAGGTATTCAGAGGGCATAATCATGGCTTTTCAAAAAGTAGAGTTTGAGTTTCCAGACGAGGAATCGACAGTTGTTGACATCGAAGATACGAACGCAGTTGAAATCGACGTTTCTGGCAAGAAAACTAAAGAAGATTTTGTGGAAGATGCACGTAGCAAGGATAAGTCTGAGCGTAAGGTGGACCCTGTTGAAGACGAACTTGAAATTGAGGTGGTTGACGATACTCCGAAGAAAGACCGGAATCGCAAAGCGTCAGACCCCCCCGATGATGTTACTGACGAGGAACTGGAAGACTATTCAGAAAAAGTCCGCAAACGAATCCAACACTTTAGCAAAGGTTATCACGATGAACGCCGCGCTAAAGAAGAGGCTTTTAGGCAAAGTCAAGAGCTTGAGCGAGTTACGCAACAGCTTATGGACGAGAACAAAAAACTAAAAGGTAACGTCAACAAGAATCAAAGTGCGTTACTTGACCAAGCTAAGAAAAACTCAGCCGCTGAAACTGAGGCCGCTAAACGTGAGTATAAGGCAGCATATGAATCCGGTGATTCCGACGCTGTAGTAGAAGCACAAGAAAAGTTAACAGCTGCCAAGTTAAAGGCTGATAAGTTAGCAAATTTTAAGGTGCCTGCTTTACAGGAGGAAGAAACTCCTGTACAGACTCAACCAGAATCCGCCCCGACACCACAAGTCGATACTCGGGCTGCTGATTGGCAAAAGGCTAATTCGTGGTTCGGTCCCGACGATGAGATGACAAGTTTAGCGTTGGGGTTGCATAATAAACTTGTCAAACAGGGCGTAAGTCCGCAAAGCGATGAATACTACGAGACGATAGATACTCGTATGCGTCAAGTATTCCCCGATAATTTCGAGGATGCTGAACCGAAGCGAAAAACATCAGTGGTTGCTCCCGCAACGCGGAGTACAGCACCGAAAAAAGTGACTTTGACGAGAACTCAAGTCCAACTCGCTAAACGGTTAGGGTTAACCCCACAACAGTACGCCAAACAGGTTGCATTAGATATGAGGAATAACAATGGCTGAAAATCGCCTAGACCGTGAGCTTGATGCTCGTGATAAAAAAGTACGTAGAAAAGCGTGGACGCGCCCGGAGACTTTACCGTCTCCAAATCCCGAGGCTGGCTATGACTTTCATTGGGTCCGTGTAAGTACACAAGGGCAGATTGATGCCACCAATGTTTCCTCAAAACTAAGAGAAGGTTGGGAGCCATGTCTGGCTAAAGATCATCCTGAAATTACTATGGTTTCTATTGAACAAGAACGGTTTAAAGAAAACGTAGTTATCGGCGGTCTTTTGCTATGTAAAGCTCCATCTGAAATGGTCGAAGAGCGCAATGCTTACTATTCTCAGCATACACAAGCGCAGATGCGATCCGTGGATAACAACCTTATGAGAGAGAGTGACCCGCGTATGCCGTTATTTAATGACCGCAAATCAAAGGTTACTTTTGGCAAAGGAACTTAATTTAGGAGCTTATAATGGCTTATCCTACAGTTGACGCCCCCTACGGGCTGAAGCCGGTAAATCTGATCGGAGGTCTTCCCTTTGCAGGGGCGACTCGACAAATGCCGATTGCTAGCGGGTATAACACATCTATCTTTAATGGTGATGTAGTCCAACTCGCGGCAGGTGGCACTGTCATCATCTCCACTATGGCAGGACAAGCAGCAAACGCTGTTGTTCCCGGCGTAATGGGGGTATTTTTGGGCTGTCGGTACACAGACCCAACTTTGGGTTATGAATTGTACAGTCAACACTATCCAGCAAACACAGTAGCGACTGACATTGTTGCGTACATCAGTGATGACCCTAACGCACTTTACAAGATTGTAAGTGTAACAGCTGCTACCGCAGACAACGCTGCTGGCGGGTTGCTTCCAGCGTTTAAAACACGCGCAGTTGCAGGCCCACCCAAGAACGCAGTGCTCGTACTAAATACGGGTGTACTTGCTACGGGTAATAGCCGCATGGGTTGTTTTGCAAACAGCGTCACTACCTCGCTTCCGCTAACTGTCGTAGATGTAGTTCCTGAAACTGCAAATGCTGCGGGTACGGGCTTCATTGAACTTATCGTTAAGTTCAACGTTGGGTATCATCGCTATAACGGCCAAATCGGCGTATAAGGGAGAATAACCAATGGCTATTTCACGCGCACAGTTACTTAAAGAACTGCTTCCCGGCCTAAACGCCTTGTTTGGTCTGGAATACGCAAAGTACGGTGAAGAACACACCGAAATCTTTGAAACCGAAACTTCAGATCGTTCCTTCGAGGAAGAACTGAAATTGAGCGGATTTTCTGCTGCACCTGTTAAAGACGAAGGCTCTGCCATCGAATATGACAATGCACAGGAAGCATGGACTGCTCGCTATACACACGAAACAGTGGCAATGGGTTTCTCAATCACTGAGGAAGCTATTGAGGATAACCTGTATGATTCTTTGTCATCGCGTTATACTAAAGCACTGGCTCGCGCTATGGCGTACACCAAACAGGTTAAAGCTGCCAACATCCTCAATACTGGATTTGCTGGCCCAACCTACGGTGATGGTCAGACGCTCATGTCTACCGCGCACCCACTGATTTCTGGTGGCGTAAACTCAAACCGTCCTGCAGTTGCAGCTGACCTTAATGAAACTTCCTTGGAAGCGGCTATTATTCAGATTGCAGCTTGGACCGATGAGCGCGGTTTGTTGATTGCAGCACAGCCTAAGAAACTTGTAATTCCACCAGCACTGCAATTTGTTGCAACACGCCTGATGGAAACCGAGGGTCGTGTAGGTACTGCAGACAACGATATCAACGCACTACGCGCTAACGGCTCAATTCCCGGCGGTTATGCTGTCAACCATTACCTGACAGATGTAAACGCATGGTTTATGATGACTGATGTACCCAACGGTCTGAAGCACTTTACACGGGCAGCTATGGCTACCTCTATGGATGGTGACTTCGACACAGGTAACAGTCGTTATAAGGCCCGTGAGCGGTATTCGTTCGGTGTGTCTGATCCGCTGGGTATCTACGGTTCACCCGGAGCGTAAAACACGTTACTATTACGTTAAAGTAGGGGCAGCTTCGGTTGCCCCTTTCTTTTTGTTTAATATAGTGTATTATACACACATCCCTGACAGGCGTACATGCGCCTGACATAACCCAGACAGGAGACTAACATGGGTACGACTACATTTTCAGGACCGATTCGGTCAGGCACAATCCGCACAACTAATGGCATTATTGTAGGCACCGACATTGCTAATGTTGGACAAGTTGTCTTGCATCAACGTGCAGCCATTACACAAGCGGCTACAATCGCCGCAAACACCCCAGCTACAACCATTGTAATTCCCGGTAATAGCTTAATCATAGCTATAAAGTTATACGTTGTAACTGCTTGGAATGGCGCTGCTTCTACAGGCGGTATTGGTTACGATGATGGTGCTACTGTAAACGCAACAGCCTTGACTGCTGCTGCAGGCGCAGCAGGTGGTACTATAGGTGTTATCAGCATTGGAAGTGGCGCAGATGCTACGCGAGTAGCTAATTGGCTCAATATTGCTGCTGGCGACAAACGTATTAATTTCCTAAGTGCCAATACTGGCGCAGGTGTAGGTGTTCTTGAAGTTGAATACGTACAAGCCGCCAACATTGCAGTACAACCGTAAAGGAATAGCTAAATGGCTGCTAATTCAGTACGAGCATTTAACTTTGCTACAGGCGATACTGCCGCCCTTGTTGGGCCTAGTCGTACGCGTATCTTGGGAGTGTTAGTTAACGCTGCCGCCGCTTGTGCGTTTACACTACGTAACGGTACTGCCGCAGGTGAGGTGCTTTTGGACCTTACACTGCCCACAGGTTGGAACGATGTATATATTCCTGCAGACGGCATACTAGCAACTAACGGTTGCTTTGTGTCGGCGCTTACAGGAACAGGAAACAAAATAACCCTAATATTGGAGTAATTTTGTGCGATCATACTTTAAAAAAGGTGGGGGAGTAAAATCCCCCGCTTGGACACGTAAGGCAGGCAAGAGTGAGTCCGGTGGACTCAATGCAAAAGGCGTTGCCAGTTATAGAAAGGCCAATCCCGGCAGTAAGTTAAAAACTGCGGTTACTACCAAACCCAGTAAACTTAAAAAAGGGTCTAAGGCTGCAAATCGGCGTAAGTCGTTCTGTGCCCGTATGAAGGGTATGAAAAAAAGTAACACAAGTTCTAAGACGGCTAACGATCCCGACAGCCGCATTAACAAGAGCTTGCGGAAATGGAATTGTTAACATGCCATACCTGACCAGCAGCATACCATACTTTAAAGCGTGGGTACGTAGGGAATACACTAAGAATCTTGAAGATTATCACGGCGAGTTTCTACATGCTATGGTCATAGGTGTTACTACAATGCCCAACCGCACTCTTAGCTTCCAAGTAATGTTTACAGGGTGTGAGTCAGACGATACCGAGGACGAGAATGTACATGGCGGGGCAATGTGGGCTAGGATGCCCCTGACGGCTCTTGTAGCGGATGTACCGCTTGAGGAATGGCCTACGGTTTTACCACCGTATCTTGCACAGCCTTGGGATTGCATGTCTCACTATCACTCGGTGTATAAACTAGAACGAGCTTCTCCCGCACCATGGATAGCCAAAGTAGATGGTGAGTTTTATCCTGCTAAATATTTGTTTACTGTAGACTACACAGATAGCGAAGTAGCTGACGATCCTGCACAGCATAAGCAAAGTCACGTACTTGAGTTGTTAGATGCAGGCGAATATACAGGCAATATAGTGGCACTACCAAACAATCGGGTACGCGTGACGCACCCTGCGTGGTTTGAAACAGGGGAAGGCGCTCCAGACTTTAAACCAAATCAACATATATATGGTTCAAAAGAAGACGTAGAATACGTCTGGGACACAGAGCGCGTGTTCAACAACTTGTACAAGGAATAAAACCATGAAGATGAAGAAAAAAGGTTACTCTATGGGTGGCATGAAGAAAAAAGGTTACGCTAAAGGCAAGAAAGTTACGCAGGACGGTATTGACTCTGCTGCTAGAGCCGAGGCTGGGAGTGTTATGGAAGGTCAACGTATCTCTCCAGAAATGCCCGGGGTAGCAACGTCGTTGCGTCCAAAGATGCGGCCTAAGTCAGTAGAACAAAAGGCAAAGATGCGTAAAGTAAAACCAAAAATGCGCCCTGAAGGTATGAAAGCCGGTGGCATGACTAAAAAAATGAAAGCTGGCGGCGGTGTTATGACTAAAAAAATGAAAGCTGGCGGCGGTGTTATGAAGAAAAAAGGTTATGCCAACGGTGGTAAAGTGCGCGGTTACGGTATGGCTCGTGGCGGCAAACCTGCCAAAATGGTCTGATGCGAAAATACTACAAATCCAGTGGGTCTTCTTGTAATACTAAAGGTTATAAGGAAGGCGGTACAGTCAAGGACGCTTGCTACAAAAAGGTAAAGGCTTCGTACAAAGTCTTTCCTAGCGCGTATGCAAGTGGCGCAATTGCGAAGTGTAGAAAGAAAAGGGGCGGCAAGTAATGGCTGTTCGTAAAACAGCAAAGGGTGCTGCCCTAAAACGCTGGTTTAAAGAGGATTGGAAAGATGTCCGCACAGGCAAAGAGTGTGGTCGGCAGGAAGGCGAGAAACGCGGTACACCGTACTGTAGACCGTCTAAGCGCGTATCTAGCAAGACTCCTAAAACTAGCAGCGAGATGACTAAGGCTGAGAAAAGTAAACGTATAGCGCAGAAAAAACGTTTAGGACAACCTGCGGGAAAACCTAAACGTGTAGCTCCTGCAAAAAGGCGTAAGAAATGACAACATCAGGCACCGCAACGTTCAATATGGACTTCACGGAAATTGCTGAAGAGGCATGGGAACGTGCGGGGCGTGAGCTTCGCAGTGGCTATGATTTACGTACAGCGCGACGATCCATGAATCTTATGACGATTGAGTGGCAGAACCGTGGCATAAATATGTGGACTATTGATAATCCAACATCCATTAATCTAGTACAGGGTCAGTCGGAGTACACGTTACCAGCAGATACCATTGATTTGCTTGAACAACAAATACGTACTAACGCTGCTAATACCAGCACACAATCGGACCTTACCATAAACCGCATAAGTGTATCCACGTACTCGGCTATTCCTAACAAGTTAACACAAGGCCGACCTATACAGATATATGTGCAACGGTTGCAGCCTGCCCCCAAAGTGCTTGTGTGGCCTGTTCCTGACAATAACAACTATCAACTTAATTACTGGCGTATGCGTCGAATTGAAGACGCAGGTAGCGGCATACAAACAGCAGACATAAGTTTTAGATTTTTACCGTGCCTCGTCTCGGGACTAGCTTATCATATTGCAATGAAAGTTCCCGAACTTGTAGACCGCGTACAGATGTTAAAAGCTGTGTACGACGAACAGTTTGAAATGGCTGCTAGTGAAGATAGAGAAAAAACACCTGCACGGTTCGTACCTAGAATAGCAGGTATACACTAATGGGTAATAGGTTTGCAGCTGGAAAACGTGCCATCGGAATGTGCGATGTGTGTGGATTTCAGTATAAATTGCATAAACTAAAAGACCTGTTTGTAAAAGGTACAAACTCGCATGTCAAAGCCTGCCCAACTTGTTGGAACCCTAGTCATCCACAATTACGATTAGGAGAGTTGCCAATAAACGATCCCGAGGCACTACGTAACCCCCGCCCAGATCAAGGTTTAACATCAAGCAGAAACTTTCAAGGTGGTTGGAACCCTGTAGGATTAGCCGATCCTTTTAATCTAATGCCAAATAGGTTAGTTGGTAGTGGATCAATAGGAACAGTAACAGTAGTAACAAACTAGGAGCACGTTTATGGCTAAAAAATTAAACAAAGGACTAACAGAATTAAAGAAAGAACGCCCTGCTGTTGTTAGAGCTATGGGCTATCAAAAAGGTGGTATGGCTAAAAAAGGTTATGCTAGTGGTGGTAAAGTAAAAGTTCGCGGTACTGGTGCAGCAACGCAAGGTATCTACGCAAGAGGGCCGATGGGGTAAATTATGAATTATACTGCGTTAACAACTAATATACAGGATATCTGCGAAACTACTTTCACTGCGGATGTGTTAGCTATGTTTACGCAGCAATCCGAACAGAAAATATACAACTCGGTGCAGATTCCTGCACTGCGTAAAAACGTTGTAGGCACTATATCTGGCAGTAATAAATACCTTACTGCACCTTCAGATTTTATATGGGCTTATTCTTTAGCGGTTATAAGCGCAGGAGATGTGTATACGTATCTAATTAATAAAGATGTTAACTTTATGCGTGAAGCGTATCCTAACCCTAGTGACAAAGGTGTTCCAAAACATTATGCGTATTTTGATGACGATACGTTTATTCTCGGACCAACCCCGGAAACAAGTTACAGTACAGAACTGCATTACGGGTACTATCCAGAATCTATAGTTACCGCTGGGACTACATGGTTAGGCGAAAACTTTGATTCTGCGCTGTTAAACGGTGCTTTAATAGAAGCAATACGTTTTATGAAGGGGGAACCCGATGTAGTTGCAATGTATGAATCATTGTATGCACAGTCGATAACCTTGTTAAAAAACCTTGGAGATGGTAAGCTGCGTGAAGACGCGTATCGTTCTGGGCAAGTTCGTACCACAGTAAGCTAGGAGATAAGAAATGGCTTTCACAGGAAACTTTATGTGTACTTCGTTTAAGAAGGCACTACTCGACGGTGAGATGGACTTTAGTGCCAACACCAACGATACGTTTAAAATTGCACTATACACAAACTCTGCCTCGTTAACAGCAGCTACCAATGGCTATGCAAATAGTACCGGAGGAGAAGTGGCTAATGGAAACGGTTATGATACAGCGGGTAAAACACTATCAATCAGTCAAGTACCTACATCTACGGGTACGGGTACAACTGTGTTTCTTAGTTTTGGCACGATCAACTGGACCTCTTCGACCATTACCGCACGAGGTGCTTTGATTTACCGTTCTAGTGGAGCAAATACCAACACTGCAGTTGCAGTATTAGATTTCTTGGCTGATAAATCCTCCTCGAATGGTACGTTTGAAGTTCAGTTCCCAACTAACAACGCGACAAGTGCTATCATCCGTATTGAAACACCTTCGTAAACTTTAAAGGACATCTGCAATGGCTTTTAAACTAGCAAATAGAGTTAACGTACTAACGTCCACTACAGGCACGGGTTCGATAGCTTTAGGTTCTGCGGTAGCAGGATTTCAAACGTTTTCGGCAGCGGGTGTAGCTAATGGTGATACCGTACGGTACACTATAGAAGATGGCGTTAATTTTGAAATAGGTGTGGGAACGCTTAGTAATTCTGTGGGCACAATGGCGCGCAGTGTTAGTGAAAGTTCCAATAGTGATAACGCCATAACCCTATCTGGCAATGCTACAGTGTTTTTAACGGCCACGTCTATAGACATACAGACAGGGGTTAATATTACTGGTGGAGCCGTAACGGGTATAACAGACTTGACTGTAGCTGATGGTGGCACCGGAGCATCAACTATTAGTGCGGCTCAAACAAATTTACAAGTAGACCCTGCTGGCACTGCGGCGGCTCTAGCAATAGCATTGGGGTGATATATCATGGCTAATATATTCAAAAGTTACATGGTTAGACAAGCTGGAGTAAGTGAAGCTCTTGTCGTTACTGTAGCTGCAAATACGCAGACAGTTGCGGTTGGAGTAAACCTTGCAAATCTTCTGACCACACAGATCACCGCAAGCGTTTATATTGAACGTGGTGGATCAAATGTAGATTACTACATTGTAAAAGACGCGCCCATACCTGCACAGAGTGCGTTGTCTGTGTTAGACGGTAAAATCATTTTAATGGCAGCAGACAAATTGTATGTTAAATCTAGCGTAAATACGAGTCTAGACGCTATACTGTCTGTGCTTGAAATTACTTAAACTGGAGAAACCTAATGGCTGGATATATTGGCGCTAAATCTTCAGGAATTATCTCAGGTATTGATGCTTCTATTGCTGAACTTAACCTAACAGATAAAGCAGCGGCTAACGGTGTAACCGAAGCGAATAAAGTTCTCACGGCAGATGCTAACAAAGACGTTACAGCCATCCGCAATCTTGCTGCTACTGGGGCTGTAGCTGCTGGCGGGGTTATAACTGCTGGCGGGGCTATAACTGCTACGGGAGCATCGGTAGGCGCACTTGCTAGAGGTGCCATACAAACAGGTAATTCATCAAATGTAGCTGCACCTTTATCTAAAGGAGCAGCAGGTACTGTCCTAACCGCTGGTGCTAACGATCTTAGCTGGGTAGCAGCATCAAGCGGTGGTGAACAAGAGTTTACGGCAACAGGTGCAATCACCGCTGGTAAACCTGTTGGCATTAATTCGAACGGTACTATTAGCACAGCGGTTGTCATAAAATCGTCTGTTCAAAGACCTACATCATCAAACCTTACTTTTTATGGCGCGGGTTATAACCCCGCCCAAAATAAATATTTAATGGTTGGGAGACGGAGTACTGGTTCAGGAACTAGTGTTGCAGAGGCAATTGTCGTTACACTAAGCGGCACTACTTTTTCTTTTAATTCGTCACAGACTCAATTTGAAGGGTTTGAGCCATCCGCCCTTCCTTATAACGTTGTCTATGATGCTGGAAGCCAAAAGAATTTAGTTATTTGGACGCGGCAAGATGGTCGAGCAAGGTCAAGGGTTGGGACTATTTCTGGCACCTCAGTGTCGTTTGGTTCAACAGCAACTGCTGCAAGTGGAACGGGCGGTACTGAAAAAATCTTTGCAGTAAATGCGGGAAACACTAAAGTTGTTCATATTGCACGGCAAGAATTGAACGGCGATGGAGAACATCATTTGTATGCAACGGTGAATACTATTTCTGGCACATCCGTGTCAATGGGTTCACCCGTTGATATTTCTGGCGCGCGTACGAACTCAGGTGGGCTTATTGGTCAATACGGACTTTGCTACGACAGCAATGCTGGTAAGGTTGTTGTTTTTTATGTGATTCAAGGAAATACAACTTTGTTCTGTAGAGTAGGAACGGTTAGTAACACTACAATCTCGTTTGGTACAGCAGTCGATACTGGGTATGATATGAGTGTTCTAAGGCCAAAACCTGTTTTTGACCCCTCTACTAATAAAGTGGTTTTAGTATTTGCTGACAGCGGTAACTTAAATAATTCTAAAGCACTTGTTGGAACAGTTAATGGCAACTCAATTTCGTTTGCTGCTAATCCCACAGAAATGGGAGCTATTGGTAATCCAAAGGCAGTATACAATTCAACTAACAGCACAATTGTCTTGGATTATGGTAGCTTAGAAGTTGTGAAGCAAACTGGGACAATTGTAGAGCGCGACAGGGTATTTACGTACACTGATGTGAACTCAACTCAGTCAACGTTAATTTACGATGATGATAACCAATCAATTGTACTTATGGCTGACCAGCTAGGTGATTCTATTGCGATTAAAACAGCGTCTCCAAAGTTCGTTGGTCTGGCAAAAGCAAATATTGCAAACGGCGCGACAGGAAAAGTAACCGTAACAGGTGGTATCAACACAAGCCAATCAGGGTTAGTTTCTGGTTTTGACTATGGTCTTCCATCGGATTCTGCAACGCTAGTTAGCGGTTCGAACAATAAAATTGGCGTAGCGTTATCAGCATCAACCATATTAGTGACAGAGGGGTCAATATAAGACATGTCAGGATATATAGGCACACAGCCCGTACCACAGGCCACACAGAAGCGTCAGGCTTTTACCGCGACTAATGGTCAAACATCCTTTGCTACAAGCGGGTACAGCGTAGGCTTTGTTGATGTTTATATGAACGGCGTAAAGCTGGCGGCTGCTGATTATACAGCCACTAACGGCTCTGATGTTGTTTTATCTTCAGGTGCTTTGGTTAACGATATTGTAGAGATTGTAGCGTTTACATCTTTTGTAGCTTCTGGCGGCTTACCAGCTACGGGTGGCACTGTCACAGGTGACATTACTTTTAACGACAGTATTAAATCTAAGTTTGGGACAGGCGCTGATTTACAGGTGTTTCATAACGGCACAGACGCCAAGATTAATAATGATACAGGCCACCTAGACCTAAGCAATACCACTGCTGGCTCCTCAATAAGAATACTTGGCTCTGGTGAAAGTCTAGCTGAATTTTCTGATGATGGTGATGTAGACCTGTTTTTTAACGGAGCGTTAAAATTATCAACAACGAACACAGGCGTAACAGTTGCGGGTGTGTTGGCTGCTACGACCCTTACGGGTAACGGCGCAGGTATCACGGGTTTGTCAGCGGGTGGTGAGCAGACTTTTACAGCCACAGGCGCAATCACCGCTGGTCGTCCCGTAGGCTTGAACTCAAACGGAACGATTAGTTCTCTGATTTCGCCTTTTGGCCCTGCCGGGTCTCAAAGCCCTGCGTTTGCAGCAGAATATAACAACATAGACTATAACTCATCAAACAACACAGTTACTGGATTTGTTTCTGACACTTCTGGCGGCAGTGGTGGGTATCTGTTGCAAGTCGCATCTATTGACGCAAGTTTAAATATTACGTCTGGCACTGCGGTCAGAGTTCCCGGATCAGACAGGGGCGTTTTTACGGCGCAGAATCAAAATGCAAGAGATTTGAGTACAGGTAAATACTTGTGTATCTTCCAAGAGACAAATCCGGGTTCTAATCTGAGGGCCGCTGTTGCTACCGTCAGCGGTACAAGTGTAAGTTTTGGAGGTGAACAACAATTAGGTTCTTCAAGCGAGGGACAGGATTTCGAGCTAGTCTACAGCGGCACAGCAAACAAATTTATATCGTTTTATATATCTAGCAGTAACTACATTTATGCTCGTATTTATACTGTATCTGGAAACAGTGTTAGCGTATCCGGTCAAATTACTGTCGTAAGCAGTAACACAGGTCGGTTTGACGTAAGGCTTGATCCCAGCACCAGCAAAATTATTTTGGCGTATTCAGACAATAATGATAGCGGTAAACTAAAGAGTAAGATTTGCTTCCTTAATGGTTCTACAGTTTCATCAGGTTCTGTAGTTACAGTAGATTCAGGTACGCTAACATCTTCACAACAAATATATTTAACTGAGGACACTAACGCAAATAAAATTGTGGTTTCTTATGTACGAAATAGTCCACAATTAAATTACATTGCTATTGGTACGGTCAATGCTGGCAACAACACTATAACCTTCGGTACACCTAAAACGGGAGCCGAAGGTGCAAGCGCAACAGCAGTTCCATTCTTTGTGTCAACTGACAACACAATAGGTCTGTACAGCTCACAAAATAATAACTTATGCCCTATTAAAATAAGCGGAACGTCTTTTAACTATGGGGATAAAATTGCAAGTTTTGGTGCAGTTATAGTGTATGTTTCTGGTCGAAGTGGTTTTCATAGTGGCGGTACGCTTCCACAAATAAAAAAACCAGTCTTTCCAAAATATGTAGGTTTAGCCGCCGAAAATATCTCTAACGGTGCGTCTGGAAAAGTAACAATTATTGGTGGAATTAATACTGCGCAGTCTAATTTAATCGCGGGTCTGCCATACGGCATGCCTTTTCTATCAGAATATTCAACCACACTTACTTTAACCAACAGTTTAGTCAACAAGGTTGGAAATGCCATGTCTTCTAGCGCCATCTACGTCAAAGCAGGGGAAATATAATGAAAACTTTAATAAAGGAAGGCGTATCAATTTACATTTTTGAAGATGCTGAAGTTGTAAATATTAGTAGTGACAGCATTACCGTTGGAGACCCTTTAACACTAACAATTGCTGATTGCAGTAGTTCAGACACTGTAATGCACACAAGTGTTACACCACCTGATAATTGGGATGGGTGTAAATATTTATTTGACGGTACAACTTGGTCTGCAAATCCTAACTATGTGGCACCCCCCGCAAAAGAAGAAGAAGAATCGGAGTAAGACATGACCAAAGCTAGAGACCTTGCAGGATTTGCGTCATCCTCTGTAACAACCACAGCTTCTGACGGCTTGGTTCTCAAGGGCGATGGTAGCAGCACAGACGTTGTAATCAAGAACGGCGCTAACGCTACAGTGGCTACGGTAGCTGACGGGACTACTACTTTAGCTGCAACTGCTAACCTAACGGCTGGCGGTACTATAACAGCTACGGGCGCATCTGTAGGCGCGTTGGCTAGAGGGGCTATACAAGTAGGCAACTCATCAGGTGTAGCGGCACCACTGACCATAGGCTCTAACACACAATTACTTCAATCTAACGGAACGACAGCGGCGTGGGCTACGGTTAGCACAGGATTTGAAGCGATTGTTTTTCCAAGTAATTGGGCAAGCCCAACAACAACCTTCTCGTCATCAGGAACATATAGCAAAGGCAGTTTAAGTGACGATGCCTTTGTCTGGGTGTACCTCATTGGCGGCGGCGGCGGCGGCTCTCGGTCTGACAACTCAAACATCTATGAGGGCGGCGTTGGCGGTAGAGCAATGTTAATTTACGCCAAAGCTGGAATTTTAAATGGCGGGTCATATGTGGTCGGTGCTGGCGCTGCTGGGCGTACCTCTGCGGGAACTACTCAAAGCACAAACCCAACAGCTTCCAGCTTTACGCTAACAAGCGGAAATGGCGGCAATGCGTTTGCAACGTCAGCGGGTATTAGCCCCTCATCGGCAAGCTCAGACCTTGGTCCGTTTATGAAAACTGTGTTAATATCATCCTCTGATACTCTTGCTTCTGGCCTAAGTATAACAGGAACAGAAATTACAGGCGTTACATTTTCAGGTGTTATACCATCTGGGTTTTCAAGTTTTTTTGCAGGTGCGAACAGTCGAGGTTCTAATCCTGTTGTGTTTGGTGCAGGAAACGGTGCGGGTAAACGTTTTAGTGCTGCAATCGGTAGTCACTCAGACGTTCCTAGATGTGATTCATTATTTGCAGGTAATGGTGGGGCATCCACATCTGGCGCGACAGGAGTTGCACCCGGCGGTGGTGGCACTGTTGGGTTTAATGCAAATGGCGGTGCTGGTGCTGCGGGTTTAGTGAGAGTGTATAATGTTTAGGAGATTGCTATGACTAAAATATTTTACAACAAAACAACAGGTGACCCAGCGGTATTTGATGATGATGCCGATGTATCTGATTGGCCTGAGTTCCAGACATCTGAGCCTGACACTACCGCAATTAAAGCGGCTGCAATTAGGGAAGAACGTAACAAACTATTATCTGCGTCTGACCACATGGCACTAGCTGACCGTATTACTGACGCTTGGAAGACGTATCGTCAGGCACTGCGTGATGTACCCGCACAATCTGGGTTTCCAGACGTAACTTGGCCCGTTGAGCCTAGCTGATGTTAGGTTTTTCTCCCCTAGCTTCTGCCCCCTTAGCATCACTAGGCGCGGCAATAGTATTTGCAGATGCTGTAGTTGCTGATGCGGCGCTGGGTTCAGTTGTTGTTTCTGGTGCAGCAGTTGCGTTACCTTCAGGGGTGGCTGGAGATGGTGCAGTAGGTGCTGTTACTATCGTAACCGGACAAGGACTGATAGTATCCCCTAAAGGAGTAGCTGCAGATAACGCTGTAGGTACTGTAAATGTTTCGGGAGCCGCTAATGTACTGCCTTCAGGAGTAGCTGGTGATGTTGCTGTAGGCACTATAACTGTTAATATAAATAGTAGAATTATACCTACGCCAGTAAGAGCCTTTTCACAAATAGGCGTAGTTGAAGTTAAGATAAACGCTCCCGTACCCGTAACAGGACTTGCAGCTAACGGCGCAGTAGGGCAGCTACTAACGTGGCAAGAAATTGATGACGCACAAACGCCGCCAGACCCTAACTGGCTACCTGTGAACTAGATGAGGTTACAATGGCAACGCAATTTACACCGATATTAAAACTAGCCCTACCTGTTCAAGGTGAATTAACAGGGAACTGGGGTAATACAGTAAACGATAGTATAACGTCTATGGTAGAAGAAGCCGTTGCAGGACGGTCTGTAGTAAATACATGGTCTACTAACTCAGCTACCTTATCTGTGGCAAATGGAGCCGCAGCGTCTTCTAGGTCAGCTATGTTGACTCTTACGGATACCAGTACCTCACTAACAGGTGCGGCTACAGTAATATGTCCTGCGGTTAGTAAAATGTATATTATGCAGAACCTTACTGCACAAACAGTCACGTTAAAAACTGCTAGTGGTACAGGCATTGCGATCCCAACAACCAAATCTTCTTTGTTATTTTGTGATGGCACAAATGTAGTTGAAGCCGTGACCAACGTAACTTCGTTGTCCATTGGTGGTCGTACGTTAACTCTTGCAGGAAATCTTACTACTGCAGGAGCCAATGCGTTAACTCTGACTACCACGGGTACAACCAATGTTACGTTTCCTACAACAGGTACATTAGCTACTATTGCGGGTACAGAAACACTTACAAACAAGACATTAACAGCACCTACAATTAACGGTGGGTCCATATCGGGTATAACCGATTTAGCTATTGCTGACGGAGGTACAGGCGCAGGTACAGCTACTGCAGCCCTTGCCGCTTTAGGTGGTATAGGTTCTGTTGCTGCGGACACGTCTCCACAACTAGGTGGTACATTAGACTGTAACGGTAAAAATATAGAGTTTACGACACAAGAAGCTAGGTTTGGTCAGGGTAACACGTTTGTAGTATCACATACAGGTGCGGCTACTTTGGTTAATGGTACAGGCAATTTTACCATACAAACTGATAATGACTTTGCCGTAAAATCTGCAAACGGTGTAGAAACTATGTTAGCAGCTACTAAAGATGGTGGTGTAGTTTTACGTTTTAACAACGTAGCAAAACTTTCTACTACTTCAGGTGGCGCAACCGTTGACGGTAATCTAGGTGTTTCTGGGACTGTAGATGGCGTTGACGTAGGCGCTAATATACCGGCTAGTCTGGGCACTGCAGGGCAAGTTCTAACAATCAATGCAGGGGCTACTGCAGGAGCATGGGCAGACGCAACCTATAAAGGATTGGTAAAATTAGGTATTGCTACTAGTAGTAACTCACTTACAAATCTTACAACTAATGGTAGCACTCCCAGCACAAGCAATCAAATTCTACTTCCTGTAAGTACGGCTATGAGTATAACCGGAACTATAGTCATGCGTCAGCAAGTAGGCGGTGGCACTAATGTTAGTGCATGGGAAGTCAAAGCCTTGATTCGTAGAGAAGCTAGCGGAGTCTGTGTAATTGTTTCTCAAGGAATCTCTCCAATATCCAACGCAGGTAGTTACACAAACCCTGTGTTGTTAGCTGCAGGGAACTCTGCGGCAGGAGTATTACAAGTACAAGTTACAGGGAAGTCAGGGCAAAATCTACAATGGAACGCTGCATTAACTACTGATAATGCAGTATACGCATAAGGTTTACGAGTATGGATTTAGAAGATCGTGTAGGCGCACTGGAGCGAGATATGACAGCTATACAAACAGAGGTTAGAATACAATTTAAAGAAGTATTTACCCGCGTCAAACGGCTTGAAACAGTGCTTATAGCAACGTCTGGTGCAACTATTATTATGCTCCTAACTATACTTAGTCGTATGTAGTTATGATTGATCCTATCACTGCGTTTGCTGCTGCTAATGCTGCCTTTAAGGGCGTTAAGATGCTGGTCGGTGCGGGGCGTGAGATAGAAGACGTAAGCAAACAACTCGGTGCATGGTATAGTGCAGTCGCAGATATATCTAAGGCTGAGTCACAACGTAAGAAGCCTACGTTCTTAGAGAAACAATCTCATTCTGGTGACATAGAGCAAGAGGCTATGGACATTGTTGTCCGTAAGAAGACTCTGTTAGAGCGAGAAAAAGAGATTAAGTTTATGCTTAATATGAGGTTTGGCCCGTCAACCTATGATGAAATGTTAGGTATGCGTAGGCAAATACGTAAAGAAAGAGAAGATACGGTGTACGCAGCTATGGAAGCAAAAAGACAAATGGCAAATAATGCGGCTATTGGTGGCCTGTCTTTAGGTATTCTTAGTGTGTTAGGTGGTGGCCTATATTTAATAGTATTGGCTACACAGTGATAAATGCGCTAATACTATCAATAACACTTGCGGGAGTTGCTAACCCAACTCATGTGAAGTGTCACCTATGGAAGAGGTTTACAGACGTAAATGACCAAAAGGTATGTGTGTATAGATTTAGTGCGGGTTTTGGTGGGTTGGGATATCATTACCCCACGCGCAGTTTTTCAGAGTGTCCAAAAGTCTTTAGTTGCGTCTATGAAAAAAAGGATAAACGGCCTAGTTTGTCCGAAATATTAGATGGCCTTAAAGGAGGTTTCTGATGAATATAGCATTTGCTAGGGTACTAGAGTATAAGCTGTTACCCCGTTTTATGATGTTTACTATGACAGTGGTATATGTTCGCTGCATAGAGTGGGCGTTATCTATGCCTGATTTGTCTACACAACAGGCCAGTTTAATTTCTGTTGTAACGGGAGCCATGACGGGCGCATTCGCCGTTTGGTTGAGTCACGAAAAATGATAACACAACTTATAAGCAGTCTTACAGGTTTAGCTACTTCGGTAATAGACGGTAAGACACAGATCAAACTAACCGAAGCAGAGGTGCGTAAAAAGCAACTTACAGGTGAGATTGATTGGGATATTGCAGCTATAAAGGGCGCTGATAATTCTTGGAAGGATGAATGGATTACCTTACTTTTTAGTATTCCACTAATATTAGCCTTCTGCGGAGATTGGGGAAATGACATAGTTGCTAAGGGCTTTATGGCTTTGGAAGTTATGCCTCAGTGGTATCAAATTGCATTAGGTGGGATTGTTAGTGCTAGTATAGGTATGCGGTCTGTAAGCAAGTTTTTTGGAAAGAAGTAGGTATGGGATACAAGTTAGGAAAACGCAGCCTGTCAAGGCTAGAAAGTGTAAACGAAAGTCTGGTAACTGTCGTGAAGTACGCCATAGGTGTAACCAAGCAAGACTTCAGCGTGATATGCGGCATGAGGACATTTTCAGAACAACAGGAGTTGGTCAGGAAAGGTGCATCTCAAACCATGAAATCAA